GGATGGCCAAGTAAATTGGGCAAATGCAGATGAAGGACTTAGAGTTATCCCTGACCAAGCTTAATTATGGTAAATTCAGAAGAAGTAGTTGAGAGAACATTCTATATATGTCTCCTCAGCACAATGCTAGAAATGGGTCTTACCTTAAATCCCGAAGACTTCTTACCTTTGTCTCAAGAAAACGAAAAACGTTTCGCAGAGGCTATCAAGGGTATGCCTAAGTTTATACCTTTGTTTGGTATAGGGAATAATCAAGTAAAAGGACCTAAGACTCTTCCCAGAATAACAATCGAACTGCAAGGTTATTATGCTGGTGATATTGGAGTGAACAAATATATCATCGGTGATAAGTTAGAAGATGGTAATTACCAAGCTTCAGAGTTTCCCTATGAAACTAAAGATATCACAGTTGATATACACCTCGTTTCTCAAACACAAGCAGATATGAGATTATTGCATACAATCTTATATACTGGCTTACCTGCTAGAGGATATGTAAGACCATACTTTAATGACTTAGAGGAATGGAGCAAGGGCAGGCTTGACCCAACCGGAAACCTATTCATTGAAATTGGTAATTATTATGATCATCCCGATGTAGAACATGGTATACTTGAGAAGGTATATACCTACGTATGTAAAGATGGTATTCTCCCAGAAAAGCTTTTGGAAGAAGGTACACTTACACCTATCAAAGATATTACTGCTCTCATTGGATTGTTCGAACAAAACGAAAATGAAATGCTAGAGTTGAAGATACCTAAGGAATAGGTACAATACTCTAGGGTATAAATTAAACGAGTAATTAACTTTAATCACAATAGAATTATGCCAACTTCACCTCATGTAGATTTTAAGTTTAAGAACAACAATGTTCTTCAAACTACTCCTATGTTAGGAGTTTCTTGTGTATTGGCTAGAACTACTAAGGGCCCATACGATGACCCCTCAGAAATCATCTCTACTTTCTCTCAGTTCCAAAGGATTTATGGTTCTGAGATTGTTCCCGATGGTTCTGTATCAAATATCGAAAAAGCCTTGACAGGTGGTTCTAAGCTTCGTGTTATTCGAGTACTTGGTAAGGGAGCTACCCAGGGTACAGTGGCTGCAACTGCAGCAAGTAAAACAAAGGCTGCTGCTAAATCTGAAGAGGAAGGTATAGTACCGGCTTCTGCTACTCCAGACCCGGCTACACCTGCAGCACTCATCACAATTACCTCAAGTGGGACTACCTATAGCTTAGGCTTAGTAACCAAAGGCTATGGAGACCCAATCGGTAGTACCGATAGTTTCCAGGTAGGTTTCTACAAACAGGCTAACACCCTGTATTACAAAATCTATTCTGGCAATGGGCAGGTACTTGAACAAGGTCCAGTAATCACTTACAAAACTGCAGATGAAAACAATGATACTTCGGTAGATTACCTGGCTCTTAGTGCATTTGCTAAGAATTCAGAATATATTAAGCCGGTAGTAGTTGCTGGTTCTTCTTTCGAGAACCTTATCAAATGGCTTACTGATAATGTAGATGGTACTAAGAATGCCATCACATTAACCGTAGGTGGTGCTGCTCCTACCGAAGATGAAAAGAAGTTCACCGGTACTATCGGTTCTGCAGGTTCTACACCTACTGCCGAAGAATGGGTTGCTTCTCTGGACTTCGTAAAGGATTACACTGATTTCTATCAGTTATTCATTTCCCATATTTCTCAACACCTTACTGCTGATGCAGATGTACTCAAGGTATACAAGGCTGCTGCAGATATGGCAAAGGAATTGATGGAATGGGTACTCTATATCGAAGTTCCGAAACATCTTACCCATTATACTCAGGGTACTCAGGCCAGAGACTACAAAGCTCAGGTAACTTGGGTACAGACTTGCTTGGGCACTGTAGGTAACTCTAAGTACATTGCCTACTTCGGTGGTGGACTTAAGTACTACAATGAAAACGGTAATCTTCAGGATTCCGATGTAGTAGGTACCATTGCAGGTTTGGGAGATGCTTCTGCTACTCAATACGGACCCTGGAAATCCTTTGCAGGTATGAACCGAGGAGTTATTGGGGATGCCGTTGGACCAGTATGCCCGAACTATGGTTCTCCTTCTCGGTATTCAGAATTGAATACTCTGGCCCAGAATTACATCAATGAAATGGTAATCAAGGATACTCCAGATGCAGGCAAACAAACCATGCTTTGGCATTGCTTCTCTTCTCAGGTAAAACAAGATTCAGAACGATTCCTTTCAATCGTAAGACTGAACTTGTATCTGAAGAAGTTTCTTCGCCCTGTACTTAACAAGTACATTGAAGAGCCTAATGTTTGGAGTACTTGGAAGAGAATTTGGTTGGAGGTTAAACCTACACTAGACTCTCTGGTAGATGAAGATGCCATGACAGAATATACCTGGATGGGTGACCAAGATGCAACCTCTTGGGATGATCTCTCAGTTAACAACGAGGCAGATGCTCGTCAAGGTAAGTACCGTGCTATCCTTAAATATAAGGATGTAGTTCCTATGCAAGAGGTAACTATGGAGATTGTAATTGATGCAGCTTCCAAGTCTGTATCAATTGTGGAATCAAGTAATAACGCTTAAACAATTATAACGATGGGAGCAAAAGTAAAAAATCCACGGAAGAAGTTCTTGTGGAGTATCATGTTCCCCAAGCACCCTATCAATACTTATCTGTTCCAAACTTGTACTTTGCCAGATGTAGAGATTGACCAGGTTGCTCATGGGGATGTCAATAGAGACGTTAAAACTCCAGGTAGGGTTTCAGTTGGTAATCTTATCGTAGAGAAACTTATGACTACTGCAGGTTCAGATACCTGGCTTCATGATTGGCTCTATGCTTGCCAAGATATGATTGCCGGTGGGGGATTACCTCCTGCTCAGATATGGGAAACTGCAATCGTAAATGAACTTGCTGAAGACGGAGTCTCAGTTCTTAACACCCATATCTTCGAAGAGGTTTGGCCCTGTAAAGTTACTGGCTTAGACTTGGACAGAATGGCTTCAGAGAATACCATTGAGTCCATTGAGTTCTCAGTTGGTACTGCAGATAAATACTAATTTCTTAGTCTATTTTCACTAAGATTCGGTGGAGGGGTGGGATTCCTGAGATAGGATGTCTCACCCCTTTCTTGTTGTTATAGGGAATACTATGAACATTTGTAAACATAAAAAGTAATTAACATGGAATTTAGAACATTTGGATTTATCGGACCGTCTGGTTATAAATACCAGATTAGAGAACAGAATGGTGCTGATGAAGATATTCTCAGTAACCTTTCAGACATGAAAACTTTGATGAACCTTACCAAGTTCATTGCAGCAATCGTAGTAGCTACAGATGCAACACCCAGTGGGAAGTTAACCATTGAGGATGCACTTAACTTACCAGTTAATGACCGGTACTGTATTATCTTCAATTCTCGAATCTTCTCTTTGGGAGACGAAGTAGAATTTGAATATGATTGGGGAAAAGAAGGAGGGAAGGTTATGTATGGCCAAGATCTTCACGAATATCTTTTTGATTACGGTCAGGTACCTTCTGAAGAAGAGCTCAAGGAAAAACCGGATGCCATTCCTTTCTACCCGGAAGGTAAAAAACTTACGGACCATGAGTACACTCTCTCTTCAGGTAAGCTTATCAAATTCGACTGTATGACTGGTAAAGGAGAACAGATGTTCATGGCTTTGCCTATGGAAAAACAAACAAAGAATGCTCCTCTCCTTTGTCGTAATCTTTACTTGAATGTAGATGGCAACTGGGAGAAGGTATCAAACTTTACACCATTCAGTGCAAAGGATATGGCTGAGATGAGAAAGTATATCCTATCTATAGACCCAGTATTCAAAGGGGATTCTCATATCACCCATCCTGAGACTGGGGAAGAAAGAAACTATCCTATAGCTTGGGCACCTAATTTTTTCTACCTGACGGAAGAGTAAGTTTAGAAAGTGATTTTGTTTATATCACTAGAGCCGAGATAACCTTAGATTATTTCGGCTTTTTACGTCTTCCGTATAGGATAAGAAAAATATTTAAGGATATGGCCGAGCAATATTATAAACAGATTAAAAAGAAAACGAAATGATAAATGCCAGTAGGAGTGTAATAGAGGTCGGTGTTGCCATGGTTTTAAGAGACCGATTCTCTCAGGAAGCTGGTAAGATATCTGGTTCATTTAGAACTATGATGAACGATATGAATACCTGGAACCGAGGTATTCAGATGTCAGCTTCTAATTCACTAGACTTCGGAAGGCAGCTCGTAGGGGGAATGGCCAGGGCCTATAAATACTCTGCAGGTGTTCAAAATGAAGTTTGGACTGCTTCGAAGATTGCTGGTGCTACCATTGCAGAACAGAAGGAGATGTTACAATTGGCAAAAGATGTCAATGCTATGACACCTCTTACTGCTTCGGATGTTGCATCAGGACAAAGATACCTGGCTATGGCAGGTAATAAATTCGATGCTATTAAGGAAATGATTGGGCCGGCTTCTAAGCTGGCTTCAATCTTTACAATGCCAGTGGGAGGTAAAGGTGGTGTAGCTGACTTGATGACTAATATCATGTCAATGTACCAAATCCCAATGACTGAAGCCGCTAGAGTAACCGATGATTTATATACTGCAGTTACTAATGCAAATATATCTTTACAGGACTTAGCTCAGTCCATATCTTATGCGGGAGCAGATATGGCAACTGCTGGTGTAGACCTTAGGCAAACTGCTGCGGCTATTGGTGTATTGGGAGACATGGGTATACAAGGTTCTATGGCTGGTACCTCTCTGGCAAATATGATACGTTACTTACAACTATCTCTTGTTAACCAAAAGAAGAAAGGCTATAACGCTTTAGCAGACATGGGCTTAAGTCCAGATGACTTCTTCGATGCTCAAGGTAATCTTATTGACCTGTACTCTGTATATCAGAAGTTTGCTAAGGCAGCAGCAGATATGCCTTCTCGTGTCGAAACCCCAACATTCTTCAATATCTTTGGTGTTCGTGGTAATCGTGGTATGCTCCCAGTACTTAGAGACATTGCCTCTGGTAGAGATAAAATGGGACAGATACTTGCTACCTATAATAAGAACATGGGTGCAGTTAACCAGATGAATGAGGAAAGACTTAAAACCGATGCAGGTGTAATTGACCAATGGGAATCCTCACTTGAGAACTTAACGGTAACTGCAGGTGCTGCAATGGGTAGAGTATTTACTCCAGTTCTCCAATTCGGAGTTAAGTTCCTGGACATAGTTAATTCTATTTCAGAAACTTGGGGAGGTAGTTTTGCTTTAAGAGTAGCTGCTACAGGTGTAGTAGTAGGTACAATAGTTGCAGGCTTTAGGACTGTACGAGGCGTCATAAGGTCAATAGGTTACCTACAAACTATAGCTACTGCTTCTACCGAAGGTATGTCAGCTGCGGCTATAAAGACCAATACCCAATTTGCCATCATGGAAGCTCACATGGTAAGCATGGTTAACCTTATGAGAACTATGGTTCAACTCCAGATGATGTCAAGTGGTATTGGTATGAATAGCAAGGGTAGGTTCTACAATATGTCAAATGGTAGATATGTTAAAACACCTAACCCAGGTGTACCAATGGCAACTACTATGGCAGGTAATCTTATGGGAGGTGCAGTCGGTGGAGCTGCTGCTAATGCTGGTAGTAGAGCAGCAGGTCAGGTTGCTGCTAATGCTGGTAGTAGAGCAGCAGGTCAGGTTGCTGCTAATGCTGGTAGTAGAGCAGCAGGTCAGGTTGCTGCTAAAGGTTTAACTGGTATGATGGGTAGATTTATGGGGTTCTTAGGAGGACCCTGGGGTTTAGCCATTAGCATAGGTTTACCTCTATTAATCGAGGTAGGTGGTAGACTTATCAGTTCGATAGATAAAAATACCGATGCTCAGAATAACAAGGAGGATGACCCCTTAGCTATCAGAGCTCAGAATGAAGAAAGGTTTATCAATGCCATGAAGTCTGCCATCAGGGATGGTTTAAAAGAGGGCAAGATTGGTATTACAATTGATGGGCAATCTATGGGTGACTATTCCCTTGGTAGTCAACAGGATTATACTGGAGTAGTATTAGGATTATAAACTAAAATATTATGGCTAGAATATTAGGACAGGCAGCTGGTAAAGTTGTTGAAAAATACAATGACCTTACTCGAGATACAGCAGGTGTTCTTACTGGCCCTTTGAATAAACTTTGGAGAGCTCGGATATTACTTAACCGAGCTACTTCTACTCTTCCAAAAGATAGTGCTCTCAAGGGTAAAATCTATGACCCTAATGGGGTACCCGGAGAAGCTCAGATATCTTCTAAGAACCCAACTCTGAACAAACAACTCCAGGCAAAATGGAGAATGGAATTACAATTTCCAAGGATGGAGGAAGGGGAAGGAGTAGACCCAGCAAAGGGTAATAAGAATACCACTAACTACAGAAACTTCGAAGTAAAGGCAGACATCCGATATCAAAACGAAGTACGGATTTATAATATGTCTGCTAACCCAACCCAATATATTACTTTACAGAATCGACCTCCCGAATTAGATTTTCGAGGAGAAACTACTTGGGCAACTATTAAGTCTATGGGTCGTAATACACCTATGTATCATTTCACGGGAGCTGAAGATATCATTCAATTTAATGTATCTTGGTTCTCAACTACTTTGGATAACCCAGAGGAAGTGATAAATAAATGTAGATTACTTGAAGCCTGGACGAAGGCAAACGGTTATCAAGCAGCACCTCCAATAATCCAAATCGAGTGGGGAGATTCTGGTATATTCGAAAATCATTATTATATCCTTACCTCTGCAACCTATACTCTGAAGAACTTTCAGAATGGTTATAGAGTAAGGGTACCAGGTAAACCTGCTACATTTGGCAATGGTAAGTTATTGCCTGCAGCAGCAACTCAGGAATTAATCTTCAAGAGAGTAAGTGCTTATAATTTATCCTATGGAGATTTTATTAATACTGATTCACTTAAGAAGACGGAGGGCATTAAATATGATTGATACATCTCAATATTTAAAAGGTGCAAGTCCCTATAACCAGGCCTATGTTTTAAACTATGGCGATGGAGATTATTCTTTAGAGGCAGTACAGACATCAGTACCTTCTTCTAACGATGATCTTCAACATACCGTTAAGGATGGTGAGACTTTGCAGAATATTGCTTATCGGTATTATGGGGATTCTGGTAAATGGTTTCTAATTGCTGAAGCAAATACTATCCTCAATCCATTTAAGGAATTAGAAAGTGGAACCATTATAAAAATCCCAGTGTATGCCGGCTAAACAGAAACCTATATTGTATAATGGAATGGGCCAACCTTATTTGGCCCTTTTCGATTTTAAAGGAATGCCTATTAAGAATCCTCTTACGGGCATTCCTCTTGGAGCGTATATAAGTACCTGGAATTATAAATACGATGAAGAGAAAGAGAATTTGGCTACCATCACTTTTGATACTGGCAATCCAGATACCGTAGATATCGAGGCTTTACAAGAGGGTCAGGTAATCTGCCTTCAGTGGGGTTATATTTATCCCGATGGTCAATTCGTATCTGGTCCCATAAAGGTAATCAAGGTAAGGGACTTCGAAGCTACTTTTGATTCTACAGGTACTCATGTAACTATTAAGTGCATTGATTCCACAGGTGATTTAAGGTATCAGCCTGCTTATAACTTTTCGGATATGGAAGGTTATAAGTTATCTACCTTCTTGGACAATGGTTGTGATAATTCTACTGGTGTAATCATAGAAATCTTTCAGTAATGGAACAACAGATAATAAGTAATAAAGTATATGAGTCACTACAAGTGCCTACAGAAAATACTCGAACTACTACTGGGAAGGTGCTTTATGCTAACCGGTTTAGTGGAGTAGCTCAAGTAGCTATGCCTGAGGATTTAAAGGCTTTAATTGATAGCGACTTTGGTTTGGTGGGTAAGAATATCTTGGTTCAATTAGAACAGAAGATGAAAGGTTATACTAATGGGCCTTGGTATGTAGATTCCAGGGATGGAGTTATCTATATACATAATCGTAAGTTCAATGAGGAACCAGTTCATACTTATACCTATCAAGGTGAGAATGGTGAGGTACTTAGTGTATCTTTTGCCATGGAGAACATTACCAAAAGAGTTAAGGCAACTCTATCTCCTTTGGTAAGTCCAGAGACTAAAGACTTAAATGTAGTCACTACAGGTATAAAAGAACCAGAAGATAACAACTTACCTCAAGTAATGCCCAATGAGGCAAATGGTGTATACTACAAAAATTGGCATACTTCAGTAGGTAAATATGGGGCAGAGAATAATCCCGAAGATATTTGGAAAGTACGAAGTATTCAGATAGAACATGCTCTAGCTAATGATATGAATTTCAAAGCAGCGGTTGCAGCAGAGAAAGGATTGAATTACGATTGGAATAGTGACGTAGCTGAATACAATGCTGCTAACCCTGCAGAAGCTTATAGGAATGGTAAACAGAAACATCTAGATGAGATGAGCCTTACTGAACTAAAAGAATCCATCAATCAAGCAGTTTCTAATTTACCAAGTGACCGTAAATCTGCCGTACAACAAGCATTACGTAATTCAAAAACAGGTAAAGAGTTAGAGGCTAATCTTTATAAGATATTGAAGAATGAGAGGTATCTATTTGAAGGTGAAGACCAAATGACTTACATGACTGTAGAAGATGTAGACCCAAGAGATTATGACCCTCAACATGCTAATAAGGGAGGTGCTACTGCTTGGGGATCTGAAGACATGGCAAGTGTAAATCGAGGTATACAAGCTTTAAAAGATGACCCGTATGCAATCGTAATAGATGACACTCCAGTTATCAAGTATAAGAACCCTCTTAATCAAAGCTTGGGAATTTACAGTATCAGTGTGAAAGTACAACATTGGAAAAAGGCTAATATGGATGTGCCCATCTATAAGCTTTATCATAACCTATTTGGTAGATATGGGGGAGCCGATAAATATGCTTGGGCAGCTAATGCTAATGCTAATGGCGGTTTAAAGCATACAGAGAAACGTATTGTATGTAAAATGCAAGTAGTGGGCAGACCTTCTCTAGCATCATCTCAGATTATCATAATTGAGAATGTAGGTAAACGTTGGTCAGGACCTTGGTATATTAAACAGTGTACTCACTCTATGGATGCAGGTCAAGGTTATGTAACTAATTTAGAATTAGTTAAGAATGCTGGTAAATCAGGTTCAGTTACAGCTAAGTCCGGTTTATCTACTCAAACTATTGTAGCCAATGAAGCTAAGGCAAACAGTAAGACGGATAAGGGTAAAGATAAAAAGGCTTTGAGTAATACTAATGAATTGGTACTTGACTTCACCTATAACGAGGTAGTATACTTCGTAGAGAACTTCATGGACAAGAATGGTCAATTAAAAGACTGGAGAGCTGCAGATGAGTTTATACGGAAGAAAGCTTACTATACCGAAGTAGTTGCAAAAGACCCACTTGAAAAAGCCGAAGGTATGATTATCAGTGAAGGTAATCTTACTACATCTACCGGTAAGTACATACCTGGCAAGATTACAATCAAGGAAGTTCAGGTGCCAGATGATTATTGGGTTAAATTTGATTATCAGGCAGTGGCCATGAAGAACTTCAAGGAATACCTAAAGAAAAATAAGATTAAGTAATTATGGGATACGAAACTGCAAAGATAATAACCGAAGAAGGCCTAGAAGGCCTTGGTAGGTACTACTCAGTTTATCGAGGTATAGTCATAGACAATGAAGATACTGAGAAGAATATGAATAGGGTGAAAGTATGTATCCCAGAAGTAATGGGAGGTACTTTTGCATGGGCCTTACCAAAAGGACAACATGGTTCAATTAGTACAGGCTTCAAGTTCTTGGCCCCTAAGATAGGCGATATAGTTTTTGTTACTTTCGAATTCGGAGACCCAACTAAACCTCTTTGGGAATATCATGGATGGGGATTACAACAAATCCCTGAACCCTTGAATGGGCCCAATAAGATGGGCTTAGTTACTCCAGAAGGTAATCTGATTGTTATTAATGACGATGAAGGAACTCTGAACTTATACTTCAATGGTACTGTGTCAGTATACTCTGAATCAGATGTAGTGGTGGCTTCTAAGAAAAGCATTGGTATTAACTCAGGTGATACCGTAGTAATAAATGAGGGAGAAAATAGAGGTATCATCAACATCGAACAGCTAACCGAGAAACTAAACCAAACGGTTAAGGAACTCGAACAATTAAGAAGTATGTTCAACTCTCATGTACACTCAGGTGTAACTACTGGACCAGGTTCTTCAGGTCCTACTGTAACTCAAGTAACTAAACCATTCTCACAATTTCAGATTGATGATTATGAGGATAAATCTTGTATACACTAATGGAAAAGAATTACTTCACAGATATAGTTGGTATAGGAGTAACGTTTCCTATTCAACTTACTCGAAACGAAAAGGGAGAAACCGGTTGGTACCCAGTAAATGGGGATTTCAAACTTATCCGGGATAATATAAGTGCTATCCTATATTACATGATTGGCCAGAGATTTCGACAGGAAAACTTTGGTAGTAAACTTTGGCAATGTATTGAGGAACCAAACTCACAAGCCCTAAGTTTTATAATTAAAGAGTTTTTAAAACAAGCCATAGGTGCATGGGAACAGCGAATAACCTTCCAAAGCATCACAGTTACTAGAGTTGATGCAAAAATACATATAGAAGTAGCTTATGTAGTAAATGGAACAAATTCTAGTCAGTACCTCGACATCACCTATGATCACTCGGATAATTCATTAAATACACAATAATATGGGAATCACAAATAAATGGCTTAACCCATACCAGAGGTCTTACCAACAGATTAAGGCCAAGCTGGTAGAATCCCTTATGGGTCTCAAGGACAAGGATGGTCAGAAACTCATAACGGACTATTCGGAGGGAAACATCCTTATTATCATTCTCTCCTTGTTTGCAGCGATTGCTGAAGTACTACATTACTATGTAGACAATATGGCAAGGGAAACTTTCTTATCTACAGCTCGTAGATATGATTCGGTAGTTAAACATGGTGCCTTGGTAGATTACCATGCTCGAGCAGCGATTGCCGCTACCGTAGATGTAATCTTATCTAGAAGCATTACTGGTAACTCTATTGGTGCAAAGTTAACCATACCACAAGGAACTCTATTTACAGACCAAAGTGGTAATAGCTGGTTATCTGCCCGAGATGTTACCTGGTATTCAAATGTAACTACCTGCAAGGTACCAATTATTCAACATGAGAAGTATACTACAAGTGCTCTCAATAACATGGTAATACCTACAGGAGATAGAGTACAACTTAACTTGGGTACATTACCCAACGGTAAGTATTATGAACATGGCTCTATGTCTTTACAGATAGGTGGGGAATCTTGGGTATTGGTAGAAACCTTTGCAAAGTCTAAACCTACGGATAAACACTTTATGGTATCGGTAGATGAATCTCTAAACCCATATATAATGTTTGGAGATGGTACCTTTGGTAAGAAACCTGCAGCAGGTGCAAAGATAACCAATGTGGTATTCTACTTAACCAATGGTTCTCAAGGTAATGTAAAGAGTAATACCATTACATCAGTACCCTCAGTTATATCCTCATCAATCACTGATGCTACAGTAAGTAATGCTTATGATGCAGGAGGTGGTTCTAATTATGAGAACTTCACTATGCTCAAGGAACATATACCTTTGAGTGTTAAGACTCTGGGAGTAGCAATTACCAAAGAGGATTTCGAAAGCTTGGCAATGTTAGTTGATGGGGTTAACAAGGCAAAAGCAGATTACGAATGTGGTAGAAAGCTTACGGTATATATTAGCCCAGATGGTGGAGCAGTAGCTTCTTCTGAGTTAATTAGTAGAGTATACAACTTACTATCTCAGAGGGCTCCTATGACTACCTGGCTCAAGGTTAAATCTGCAGGAAAAGTTCAAATCATCCTGGAGATGGATGTCACTGGAAAGAAGTCTTATAAGACTGCAGAGATACAGACACAAATCCTTACAGCATTATATAATGCCTACTCTCCAGAACAAGCAGAGATTGGAGGAAGCGTAAGGGTATCTGATATCTATGCTCTGATTGATAATCTGTCTACCATAGATTACCTACACCTTACCAAGTTTTATATCAAGCCTTGGCCTACTACCATTTATGGTAACAAGGAACTTGCATTGGGACAGTTCAAATTGAATAAGGCTACTGGGTCTATGACCTACTTCATAACCTTCAATTCTTCTACAACTTTTACAGTACGTTCAGTATCGAATGGTTATGTAGCTACAGGTTCTGTTGGTAGTTCACTCCAGGTAGTAGATAAGGCAAATGGGTTTGACTTCTCTCTGGATATACAGAACAACAGTTACCAATCCGGGTACCGTTATTCAATTACCGTATCAGAACCTAATCATGATTACGAAGACCCCGGTTTTAATTTACCGGTATTCGAAAATGCTTCACAGTTAACACTAACCGTAAATGAGATAGTATGATAAACCTCAAAAACCTAATTGATTTTTTACCATTCGAATATAAGGACCAAGATACTTATAAGGTAAATGGTAAGGGCATTCTGGAGAGGTTTCTAGAAATTTGTGGAGAGCATTTTGAAGATTATATTACTAAAGACATTGATAACATTCTGGATATTATCGATATAGATAAAACTCCAGACATGTATCTCAACTTTCTTTGGCAATTCCTCGGAGAAATGCCCTTCGCTTATGGGAACACAATAGATGCCCAGAAGTGGTCAGAGTACTTTAATGGTTTCTACTCAGACAGTAAACTCCAGGAATTATCAAAGCTTTGGATAATACCAAAGGAGGGGCCTTTCACTTTAACCAGTACTCAAGTAAGAAATATTCTAAGATATTCGGTATCTCTATTCAAGATACGAGGTACAGCTGAATTCTTCGAAATAATGATGAGGCTATATGGGTTAACCTGTACAGTCTCAGACCCAGCTAAGGCAGATTCTTACGACGGTTGGATAAAAGGTCACCCTTACTTTGACCAATACTTCTTGTATGATGACAAGTATTCTTATGATAATACTTTCGATTGTTCTCAATGTATACCGGTAACATTTAGCCTTACAGGTCATGGGTATACTTCGAACTCTGAGGCATTCAAAAGATTTAGGGAAGCTGTAGAAAGTTTCTTCCGAAGATTCATACCTTACCATGTATCATTCAATATCCAATATGGGTTTACGGTAAATGATGGGTATGCAATCAAGGCAGAATTAGTAAATCCTGACCAACCAAATCTGATAACTTCAGAAGTATATGAAGTACCTGTTATGGTAACCGTAACTGCTGATTGGCCTAATGCTGATTTAAGGTTTCAGATATCAAGTGATAAGGTAAATTGGGGATATACAAAACATCCCAGTGGTTTTGTATTTAATATACCAAGAGCGGGTACTTATTATTTCCGAAGCGTTGGGGATAATTCCAAGATAACCCAAATCACCGTAGGTCAAGAATCTTATAACAGGGTATACTCAATTACCTGTGACCCAGTTACTGCAGAGATAACACCATCAAAGCTAAGTGTGTATACGGTAGTAAGGGCTAACGTATCCTATAAGGGACAAATCAAAACTTGTAATGTTCGATTGTCAGGAACTGACCAAGTAAAAGTATCAGGAGCAACTTGGGAATTTAAAGAACCCGGTACTTATTACTTTGAGATTGTAGAGTTCCCAGTAAAACAAACTTCCTTTGTAGTAACCAGACAAGAGATTACTTATAAAGTAAGATGTACTCCATCAGAGTTTCGAGTTGGTGATAAACAAAGTATAAGGGATGCAACTACTACTCTAACCATCGAATCTAATTACCCGGAATCCTTTACTGGAGACTTATACTGCAGGTTGGTAGGTGACACTAAGTTATTTAAGAATGGAGATAAGTTTACTGCCAGCAGTTATGGTACCTATAAGTTTAGGTGTACTCTTGATAAAAGGGAAACCGAAGAAGGTGTAGGTATCTTCGAAGTAACTTCTGGTAAGACCGCAATCTATAGAGTTAGTATTAACCCACCATCTTCTACTTTGTTTAATGGTTCAGCCAAGACCACAGTAAGTATTCAACGTATCTCAGGTAATGGTGATGACTACAGAGTAAGAGTAGTAGAAACCGGGGAAGTATTCGATGCTAAGAATGGTTATGTATATAATACTAATAGGTCAGGTACTTATACTTTCCAATCTGTAGCTTACCCATCTGCAAGGACTATCTGGACCGTAAGCAATTCTCCAACAGTATATCAGAATAAGTTAAAGATAGTTCCTTCAGATACTACCGATGAACATTGGCAAGAACCAGATTGGACTTTACCAGAAGACCAAATCGATGATACCTATGCAGTATATGCTTTGGTGGATGAGAAGTCTGCTTGTAAGTTCTCACTGGAAGAAATGAAGAACGGAGTAAATGTAAATGGTACTGCTACTTGTGATGAGACTGGAGAAACCTATAATCTGGGTGAAGAGATTACTCTTACCAAAGCAGGTACCTATACTTTCGTAGCTGATGATGGTTCTTCTCTAAGATGCCAAGTAATCCTGGAAGATTATCCAACTATCATTGAGATATCTTGTACTCCAGAGTATGCCGAACTAAAGGGTACTGTTAAACAAGTATCTACCTTAATTAAGTGTACTTCGAATAAACCAGATTTCGATAGTAGAATTAGGGAAGTGGGCAAGGTTAATACCTATGATGCTGGTGGACAAGGTTATGAATTCATTACTGCTCAAGCAGGAGAATATATCTTTGAATCCGTTGCAGATACTTCTAAGAGAACTAAGTTCACAGTAGTAGATGCAGACCTATTAAGTGTTAATCCTCAAAAGTTGGAATGGGAATTCGATGACCTATCGGAAAAGACCTTCACCATTACAACCTACAGTAATCAATCTTGGCAAATAGTAGAACAATGATAAATACAATCGATAGAATCACTGAGACCACAACTCAGTCTTTATTCAAGACATTTACTGTGGGCATATTGGGAGAGTGTACTCAAATTCTTTATGATTTGAGATGGATGATAGTACTGGCAATAATCTTAATCCTATCAGATTTATGGTTTGGAGTATCTGCCAGTAGAACCCAAGGTATAGAAATTCGAAAGTCTAGAGCTGGAAGAAGAACTCTAAATAAGATAGTAGATTATATCTGCTATGTTTTATTGGGAGCTGTACTTGGTAAGGCCATAGGCGAACCATACGGAATGGACCCAATCGTAGTATCTATTACAGTAATGGTATTATGCTATTGCTTTGAAGTAGATAGTATCTATGGTCATATCTGCGAAATACATGGTATCAAAAAGAAGTACAGTATATGGAAGATTCTCTTTAAATTGTTAACCTTCAAGTTTAAGGATTTGGGTGAAGCATTTAAAGATATGGCAGAACAAAAGAATAACTTTAAAAATAACAATAATGAAGACGTACTTTAAGTATGAAGGTATCATTAAATCAAAGGAAGCAGCAGAGGCAATTGCTGCTCCCTCTGGTTTAGGACCATTCTGTGGTTTTGGCTCAGCCACCATAAATGGTAATAGGTTAACAGTATCTCCTCAGGGAGTATCAGGAAGTAAGTATGCTAATGTAATCAAAGACCGTATCATGGCAAGGTACATGGCAAAAGCTTCAGAAGATGGGGAATTACCTGATGTAAACTTTGGTTGTATCTCAAGAGATGGATATGTATTTATCTCTGATGAGCAAACCCTTACCATTGAAAACATCCAAGGTACTCAGGGCTCAACTGAAGAGGTATTACTTTTTGCAGTACATACTACTATCTCAGAACCCGTAGATAATCCAGTAGACTTCGTAGCCTATTGGAATGAATCCTCAGAAAGCTTCTATGATTTATTCAAAAAGGCTAATGATATCTACTATCCGATTGCCGAGGCAAATCGTACTCCGAGTATACTTAATAGTGATGTATATTCCGATTATAATATGACCTATAGCAATCTTCTAGAGATGGCAGAGAGTGCTTGCCCTTATTACTCTAATAATAAAAATTCGGTTGTTCTTATTGGTATCTATGGTAAAGGAACCGATGCAATGACAAAACGAAATGAGAACTTTGCCATCGTACCTTACCAGGGTAAATTCCAGGAGATACCCTTTACTACTGCAACTCACAGTTCATTCAAAGAATCCATAAAGAGAACCGAAGAAATGAATACTGGGTTCCCAGTAGTAGATGAAGCAGGTAATACATTGAACATCAAACAATACATTGATGCTCAACTCGAGGCAATCAGAAAAGAGTTTGCCGAATCCCTGAGTACTGCTAATCTCCCAATCGGTTCTATTATCCTCTGGGAAACTGATGTAATACCTGAGGGTTGGGCAGAATATACAAAGGCATCTGGTAGAATAGTTATAGGTTATCAAGCAGGAGGTATTCAAATTGGTGATGAAACTATGTTGCAGAATGTGGGAGATTATTATACTCCTACTCAGGGTAACTTCCTTATCCAGATTAAGGGTGATGATTTGCCTAAGCATAGACATGCTCTTGGTGTATCTAAAGGTAAGCAGGATAATGCTAACAACTGGCAGAACGTTCGTCCTCAATCTTTCTTTAATAGAGAGACAGGTTTAAATGGTGACTTTGGTAGAGGAACTCCAACTAAAGGAATCCAGGATGGTGCTATTGTAGTGAGCTGGAATTTGCTTGGTGAAAGTTTCTTACAAGAGACTTCGGTAGAGACTCTGAATATCGAAAAATTGCCACCGACTATTACATTACGATATATCCAAAAGATATCATCCTAAGTAACTTCATTCCACTTCATAATATAGATTGAATTAGTTATTAGTATTTGACACTTTACAAATCGTGTTTGCATAGTTGATTTTGAAAATCTGTTGGGAAGGGACGTTGGGAAACGTCCCTTTTCTTTTGTGTTAATACTTAAGTTCTTCCTTAGCTCTATCTTCCCAGTATTGGATATCTTGTCTAAGTTCTGAGATATATCTCATAGAATCATTAGTCTTAGGCATTTCGAAAAACTCTATAAGCATTATGTTGGTAATTCGAGTACTATCTCCAAGCCTCTCTTTAATAAAAGGAGGGGGAGTTAATAATACCTCGAATAGGAGATAGGCATCGGGAGAAAGTTTATCCTTCATATACTTATACATCATATCAAGCATTTCGGATTTAGCTTTCTCTTGTTCACTATCATCCTCTAATTCTTTGTCATTATCAAACAAATCATCAAGCTTAAAGAGATTTTGATTATACTCTGCTTGTTCTCCGTATGCCGAACGAAGTAGTTTATTCTTGAATGTACTAAGTGATGCAAGGATTCTTGCTTTAAGATGTTCTTCAGTACATTCACCATAGTATTTGTTGAAAACAAATAACATCTTATCCCAGAAATAAGACTGAATGATATCAGGTGTAAGATTAAACCTTTTATAATCAATCTGTCGGGTAAGATTTCTGATTACTGGCTTACAAACTTTATAAAGTCTGTTGAATGTAGCTTCATCATATTCCTGCATAGGTTTTAATCTATGAAGCTCTGAGCCATTATTTCCTTTACTTTTTCCCATGTTCTTTTAAATATTCGTTATGCAAATATAAGTATTTTTTCTTATATAAAATAATAATATTAAATATACTTGAGCTTAAGGTAGTGGATTAGTATGTTTCTAGATAGTTGTCAACATGCTCAGAACTATCTCGGTACTATCAAAATCTATTAGTTTATAAATATTGCAATATAGATATGAAAAAGTTTAAAGATTCAGTTAAATTTAGTTTCACTCCGGACTTCCAGTTAGAGATACTCCGGTTCATTTTAAGGGATAAAGAAGGTGGTTTAGTCCTACGTCGGGTTAAATCAAGTTATCTGGTTCTCATAGAACATGCTCTTATATTCGAGGGCATATCAAAGTATTTTAAAAAGCAAGGCAAGATGCCTTCAGAAAATATCCTGAAGCAGGTGATAAAAGAATTGCTAGAATCAAAGGCATACGTCGATTTAGTAACTAAGGATGACTTGCCCAGTATTCAAAAACTGATAAGTAATCTGTATCATATTCCTTTATCTGATTCAGAATATATCAAGGAAAGGATATATCAGTTCTCTACTTACGTTGAAATGAAGAACCTAAATGATTCCTTCGACTTGGATAACTTCGAACAATATGAAGAGTATTCAAGGAAGATTGAAAAGGTACTACAGAAAAGTAAACCTAAGAAAGAGGATGAACCCCTATATATGATACGAGATGTTACAGAAAGACAGTTTAAAAGACAATCTGAACCATCAGTAATACCTTGCCCATATAGGCAATTGAATGACCTTACCAATGCAGGAGGTTATCCAGAGCATTCTGTAAATGTGATATTGGATAAACCCAAAGCAAAGAAGACATTCTTTATGGTAAACCTTGCAAGAGGTTATCTCAGAATGAAGAAGTCAGTATTATATATAGATACAGAAAATGGTCAGGACCAAATCATGGACCGTTTCATTCAATCAAGTATTAATAAAACCAAGAAGGAATTATATTCAGGTGAATATGATAAACTCGAGGCAAAGCATTTAAGAAAGCTTGCAAGGTTCGGAGTTGAGTTGGTAGTTGAAAGGGTTCCTGCCATGATTACAGATGTTACGTATATCAGGGAGAAGATAATTCAATTGCGTAACCAGGGCATAGATATAAGGGTATTAATGGTTGACTATGCAGGTAAGCTTGCATCAATATCTAGAGACAGAGAGGATTTCGAAAGAATATCTAATGTATATGTAGACCTGCAAAACTTAGCAGAAGAATTACACCTGGATATTATATGGACTGCTCACCATATTACTCGTGAAGGTAAGAAGCATAGACTTACCCGATATGATGAAAATGATATCTCTGGGTCAATTGCCATTGTACGTAATGCCCAAGTTATCATGGGTCTTAACTCTACCGAACAAGAAGAGAAGGATAATATTCTTCGAGCTGAGATAGTAGTACAGAGAGATGGTCTTCCTTCCGGTAGAGCTTTATTCAAATGTGATGTCGAAAGACAAAGATGTACAGAGTTTACCAAAGAACAACGTAAGCAATATGACGAAGTATATGGCAGTAAATTGGATGAGCAATTTAAGAAGAAAGATAACCCGGATGCCGATAGTAAGAAAAGGGAAAGAACTACTGGAGATATCTAAATGCAAGTTAGGTTATCATGAATGGGTTGCTGTACATTCTTATGAATATAGGCAACGTCCTCGTAGAGCAATCTTCTCTCATAAAGGAGGTAGAAAGAAAGCTCAGTATTATACCAAAAGAAAAACCGAATATTATTGTAATAACTGTGGGGGGAAGAAAAGGTGAGAACAAAGAAAGTAGAGATAGTAAAGGATAGGTGGTCCGATGGATATGCCCTCGAAATATCTCATAATGGTTGGCAAACTACCTCCATAGGTAATCTGGATTTAGAAGACCTAAAAAAGATAAGAAAGGTTATTCGTAAAGAGATAAGGAGAATTCAGAATGAAAATAACAAATCAATTTAAGTCTAAGCTCCGTACTTACTTTGTTAAAAGACTTGGAGCTTACGATTATAGACATGGCTGGATGAGGGTCCCTACTTGCCCATACTGCGGTAGGGAACATAAGTTAGGTGTAAACCTTTCAATGTATCGAACCAATTGCTTTAGATGCAATGCTCACCCATCACCCTCTCAGTTGGTGATGGATATCGAAGGGTTTACAGAATATCATGAACTACTTAATTTTTTGAACAATGGACAATTTGATGAACTTACATTTAAGGAAGAGAAAATCGAACTTGCCGAAGGAAAACCAATCTACTTACCTGAGGGGTTTCGAAATATCTCAATCGGAAAAAGCCAACTTGCAAAAAGCATCAGAGGCTATGTTAAGAAGCGTGGATTTGATATCAGTAGCTTTTCGAGATATGGCATTGGCTATGGCACAATTCAACCATTCTACGGGTATCTTATTATCCCCTTTTATTACAAGGGACAACTTAAATACTACAATGCCCGTAACGTCATTGGTAAGGGACCACGGTATAACAATCCTGACAAAGATATCACGGGTCTTGGAAAACAATTCATCATATTTAATCATGACGCATTGGAAATGTACCGGTCGGTATTCATATGCGAGGGAGCACTTAATGCTCTCACCATGGGGGATAGAGGCATTGCCACAATGGGCAAAGCTATTAGTGCCTACCAAGTCAATGAGCTACTTAAATCCCAATGCGAACGATTTATTATACTGTTGGACCCAGATGCCAAGCAATATGCCATCAACTTGGGTCTCAAGCTTATTAACTATAAGAAAGTCAAGGTGGTGTTTTTACCAGACGGTAAAGATGTAAACGACTTGGGTAAGAAAGAAACTCTAAAATTAATTTATAATACCCGGTACCAAAGTTATCAAGAACTTGTGAAACTCAGAAACTCATTGGATTAGGGAGTTCCTATTATAATATATAAATATATAAGAATATGAAAAGATTTATAAAGATTTGGGTTCGTGAAACTATTCAATTGTTTCTTATATTAATTGGAATAGTTTTGATATTAAGTATATTTTTTGGGGTTATATACTGGTTAGATAGTTTTGGGATTATAGGTTATTTGGGTATAACCCTTTGGTCATTGTTTTGGTTAGCTGGGATTATAACTTTAGTAGAATATAAGAAGAAATGAGAGAACCAAGTATTCACATTACAAAGTCTCAATTCGAGGAAATATTAAATACCTTAGAGGTAAATAACTTCCCAGTTGAGGCTTTTTTTGTTATTGCTCGTAAGGAGGCAATAAATCATAGATCAGTCTTAGTTTCTAACAATAAGAATACTAAGCGAGTTAAGAACATATTACTAGCATCTAAAGGAGATGCTGCCCTTGTTGCTGATATTTTATATGCAACTCGTATAAAGTTAAAGCATAGAGGAGTTCGTAAAATAAACGAAAGTAATTCTCGGGAATGGGCAAATTGTAAAAAGCTTGCAGAGATATGTAATACATTCTGTGAAGATTTTAAATTTGATACCCGGGAAGGTTTTATCAAATATATAGAGATTGGGTTAAAGAGAATGACCGATTATCGGAATTTGATGCAAAGGTTAATATCCATGCAGGATAATATTACCAATCAAGTAAGTGCTGAAATGGAATTAGCCGAAGATAATGACCCAGGTTATACTAAGGATATTCATGATTACTTTATTAAGAAGATAGCTAATGCTACTGGTATTTATGAATCCTATGAAAACCAACCTGAGAAGTATGTACACTTTATGAGGTTAGGTAAACTTATGGGAGAAAGAGATTGGAATTCTATCTGGTTCATAGATGCTCAATTTGAATCTCTTGCATGGTGCAATGGTTTACCAGAACCCAGTCAGATGTATAATGAGAAAGCAATCGAAAGATACAATAAGTATTTATATAAGAATAAAAATAAACAAACTCTGGAGACAGAACCTGAAGTAGAGGGGAGTCTCTGGGATAAAATTAGAAAGTAATATGAAAGGCTTACAATTTTTAGGCAATCGAGTAGAGGATGCAGCTAATGCTTTTATTGACGTCCTCAAGTATTCAGACCAGTCAGTAGAATACCCCGATTTTAAGGATATTGAACCTTGGCCCGATGAGATAGTTAACCTGTTCTATGTAATCTGGAAGAATGCTACATTCTCTGAGCTCAGTGCAATTATCATGTACACTCAGCAATCTTCTCGGTTTGATGAAATCTCAGAACTGATGCTGGGTATTGGTTTGGTAGAAATGAGACATCTCGATAAGATATCAGACTTTCTTCAAAAGGCAGACCCTTATGAGGATTATTCTACCATGAGTATCAATCCTAATATTGGGATTGGTTCTACTTGGGAAGAGGCAATAAAGATTGCTTTAAGTTCAGAGATGGAAACCATAGCTCACTATCGAAAGATTCAGAAAGCTATCCAACAATATGAAGATCGTAAAGATTATGATGATGTGAATTACTTTCTTGAGAAGTTAATTGCCGATGAGGAACATCATGTAAAATTACTCAAGGAAGTTTCTGGTAAAGAGAAATCTAAAGGTGTAACTGTAATCATCAAGTAATGGGTAAGATTATAATTCAGAATGGGAATATGTGCGAACTGGATTTACCTCTTAAGTTCGCACAGAAACTCTACCAGGAGTTTGCAATAAGACATCCCAATGCTTTCTACTTACGTACAAGGCAAAAAGGGATGCAGAACTGGGATGGTAAGATACATTATATTACCAAGACTGGTCAGTTTAAAATAGGTTTACTTCCCATGATATACGAAAAATGTATTGAGTATGGAATTAAACCTAAAGTTGTAGATATGCGACAACCTTTACCTAAAGTCAGTAAAGTTGTTACGAAAATAGGTAAGTATACTTTAAGACCGGAACAAGAGAAAGCTGTCAAGGCAATAATCAATAATACCATAGGAGGTAAACCTTTTCAGATTGGTGTTTTAGATTACACGGTTAATGCAGGTAAAACTCTTATCATGTCGTCTTTATATCTATCCTATAAGAAGCAGTTAAAGACTTTGCTAATAACTAATGACTCTGACTGGTTGAATCAAGCTAGAGAAGAATTCAAGCAATATCTCCCGGGAGAGAATATCACTTTCGTTCAAGGCAAAGTTTTAAATTGGGGTAACTTCACCATAGGTATGGTTCAATCTATTTCTCGTAATATGAGGTTTTATCAAAAGGAATTATCTCAGATTGATATGGTACTTATTGATGAAGCTGACCAAGGAGGTAGTAAGCAATATCAGAATGTGATTACTCGTCTCTTTAATACCAGAGTTCGTATTGGTTTATCTGGTACGATTTATATGAGTAAGCTTGCTAAGGATAAAGTTAAGAATATGAACCTACGTTGTTTCTTTGGTAATGTACTCGCTGAGTTCAAACTTAAGGATTCAATTCGAAAAGGTTATTCTACTAAGACCATCGTAAAGATGGTACCCGGTAAACCTTGGTATGGTAATTGGGAATCAGATTGTATATCCTATAAGGAAATATATGATGATACCATTACCGAAAATAAGATAGCAAGGAAGATGGCTTTAGCAAGATTAAAGTGGAATTTATCTTACGGCAGATATCCTGCACTCGTAGTTTGCAAGCATATTGCACACTGTGAAAATCTATATAAATTCTTTAAAAAGAAACTGGGAGATGCCTATAATATTGCCCATGTGCATGTTGATACTCCTACTAAAAGGAGACAACAAATTATGAAAGATTTTAGGGAAGGTAAAATAGATATCCTGGTATCAACTACAATCATTGCTCGAGGCAAAAACTTTCCTAAGCTTAGGTATTTACTTAATGCTGCATCCATGAATAGCCAAGAAAAATCAATTCAGTTCCTTGGTCGTTTGGTAAGAACCGATGAATCGAAATCCCGAGTGTATCTCGATGATCTTCACTATCCTGGCAATTACTTAGATAGGCATGGTAAACATAGGAAGCAATATTATCAGAGACAAGAACTAAAAGTAATATTGTTAGATAAGCTATGGAAGAAACATCCTAACCATAGCCTTACTAACAGTTAACTAGAAGTACTATGAGTATATACTTTTTCTCCGTAGGAGGAAAGGTATATTACGAATAAAGGACATAAGGCATTAAGATATGAAATACTTTATAATTATAGGAATACTTCTAATAGGATATTCAATATACCTCGATACTTATTGGAAATGTGATTTTTGTAAAAAGAGAGCACATAGAAAGAAGTGGAATAGAAATTATTCACGAGGTATCTTTATAGATTATTATATTTGCCCTCATTGCAAAAAGGATGGGCATACAGAACACCCATTAAGAGATTCATTATGATATTACAAAAAATACGAAAGTGGTTTACTAAACCAGTAAACACTAACCCTACTAATGTATTCAATTGTAGGGACTTGGTATGGATTACCAATATTAAGAGCATTAGGTTTAACGTAGAAACTACGGTTTATTACTTTCAGTTATACTTCTGCTCAGGTCTGATAATCGAAGTCTGTCAAGATTCAGAAGATGGTACATACCAACAATTAGAGGAACTCAGGGAACTATTTATTAATAATATCGGTTTTTCTTATCTGCAAGTAGATGGGAAACAGTTCGATAGTGTATACATCAACGAAAAAAAAATAGATGACTAATGGCTAAGAAAAAGAAACAACTTCCAGACTTATCCAAGCAGGATATACTTACTCCTTTGGATGTATCTCAGCTTGGTACTAATGGAGACCCATGCTTTGGCATTGGGTATGATTTATCAACTAAAGAATGTAAACTATGTGGGGATTCAGAGCTATGTGCGTTCAAGATGTCCCAGAATCTGAACGTTACAAGGAAAGAGTTAGAACAGAGAAATCAATACAAAGATTTGGATGTATTAGAAGACACGGTTGGTATCAAGAAATACATCCGAGGCTTGATTCGGAAAGGGAAAGACAAAAAAGAGATTATTTCAAAAACGGTTGAGAAATTCGAAGTACCCAAGAAACGGATTAGAGAACTTTATAGAGAGTGTAATGAAAAAGCTTGATATGATATGGGCAATGCTTAAGATATATCTTAACAACCCAAACTATTTCGTAAAACAGAACGATGTACTCTCTGAGATTTGTATGGAGGGTGAAAGAGATGTTAACCGAATCTGCCATTCACTTGGTATTATTCCTCAAAGAGGATTAACCTTTGGACAATTACTAACTAAAATAGGAATTAACGTATGAACAAATTGAGATTTACAAAAGTAAGAAAGGTTCCCTCACCTTCAAGAGGCAATGCCGGAGATGCTGGTTTAGATTTTTATATCCCAACTAACCTTACACCCATAGAATTAAGGGGTACTTCGGTAAATACCGAACAACAAATTCGGTATGAGTTGGAGGGAGGAGATTTTATTAAGACAATCATTATCCCTCCCCATTGCCGAGTACTAATTCCATCAGGTATCAAGGTATTAATTGAACCCAGAGAGTCTATGTTGATGGCAGCAAATAAGTCTGGTATATCTACAAACAAGGGTCTTATCTTTACTGCAGAGATTGTAGATTCTCCTTATATAGGTGAAGTACATATTGGAGTAGTAAATACTTCTAATCACATGGCTACCTTGGAAGCAGGGAAGAAAGCTACACAATTTATTCATGTTCCCGTATATCTTACAGAACCTGAAGAGATTCAATGCGAAGAATACTATTGTGAATCTCAGATGTGGGGAAGTAGAGGAGCAAATGGTTTTGGTTCAACAGGAGAGAGATAACTATGGACATACGTAATATTAAAGGAGCTGTTCCCGAGGTATCACAAGAAAACATACTTCAGGAGATTTATAAACTTGGCATCGAGCAATTCGAAGGATATAGGAATATAGAAAAATTACCCGTATATCCTTTGGATATCAATAATGCAAAGAGCCAAGTTATTTTGAAGGACTTTATTGGTAGAGTTATTGAAGAACTTACCGAAGGTTTTGAGTCAACCGATGCTGCTGTAATTTTACTTAAGAAATATGGTTGGAATATTGATAACCTAACAGAAGATGAGTATCCAGAAGTACTAAATCATTTAGCTAATGCAAATGAGGAACAGGCTGATGCAATTGGTTTCTATATTACTCTTCTAGCTTATTCAAATATTCTTCCTGAAGATATTCTTAGCTATAAGAATGCAAAGAGCTTGTTTGATGTAATGGCTATTGGAGTTAAGGAGATATTAATTTCGGGAGAGAGCGAATATCCTGGGCAAAGAATTGGGTACTGTGTAATTCACCCATCCCATACTCCGAATTATGAATCAGTGATACAGTATACACCAGGATTCCATAATCTGAACGAAGTACTACACGAAGATGAGAAATTACACTTGTTCGATGTTATCTACGAATTGAACAAGGCGAGAAACCTATTAAAGTCAAGGCCATGGAAACAAACTCAAGTGATGACTAAGGAACTTGATTATCAAGAGGCTTTGGTAAAGTCATTCTACTTGTATATGGGATTCCTTGGATTGAATGGGTTTACAGATGAAAACCTATTTAGGTTATTCTATAAGAAACAAAGGTTAAATCTCTGGAGACAGAATACCAATTATTGATATGAGTGGATGGAATAAGAAATTAGAGGGGCTTCAGCTTAATGCGGAGGAGTCCCTCCATTCGTTAGAATTTGCCACATCTCAAGAAGCATGGGAAAAACTAAATGAAGGGTTCCTTCGATTAGACCCAGCTCTATTTGGAAAAGGGGCAATAGCAAATTCTGGGGTAGCAGTGGTATATAACGTATTCATTAAGATACGAAAGGCTTGGGTAGACCCCGAATTTGATTATGGCAGATGTTTCAATTACAAAGAAACTAAGTGGACTAGCTTATTGAATAATTACATAGATTTTAATAAGCTTGACTTGTTGCGTAGTAAACTGAGAGTACTGAGAAATAAGTACAATCAGAATTACAATATAACCTATATGTTTAATAATCATCATGATAATGGTAAACAATGTTTGATAGCTGCAACATTTTCGAAAAGATTTGGGGAAGACATACCAGTTATTACAATGGTAATCAGGGCTTCGGAAATTACCAAGCGGTTGATATTCGACTTCCTATTGATTCAACGGATGGCAGAATATGTGTATGGGCCAGACCAGTCAGTACAAATCAACCTATTTGCGACACAGATGTACGGGAATGTAGAAACCCTTCTGATGTATCATACTCATAAGCCTTTGAAAAAAGTACTCAAAGGGGCAGAAGAGAATGCCTGGAATAAAAGGGTAAAAGAGATATGGAAGAAATTCAAGAATGGCCAAGAGAAAGATTTCTCATCTTTTAAGGTATTCTTTAGAAGTTTCAAAGTACTCAGACCAGACTTATATGAGGAAACATATAAATCAATGAAAGCAAAAGAATTACTTCTCGAGTATGAAGATATTGAGTACCCTGAGAATGTAATCTCTTACTCTCAGAGAAAAGCATATAAGAAGAAACTCTTAAAACAAAAGAACAATGCGAATATTTAGTAATTCATTTGAGCTAATGTCTGAATTGGGCAGAGAGCTAAACAGTTATGGTCAAACTGTAAAACCAAAGACCTATCAGAATAAAGTCATTGAAGGTAATGATGACTTTATAACTAAGGAAGTAATTTGCCAACAATATTGCTTGACCTCTTTGGGAGACCCAGTATGGTTGTTTATATTTTCAAAATCAAAAGAATGGGCAGATGCTGAGTTCCAGGAAAGAATAAGTTTTGACCCAAGTTACCCTCCCAAAATGCCTTGGAATCCAGGTAAAGCTTGGGAATTAAGGAAAGATTTATGGGAACAATTCTTAGATGAAGATGGTTTATTTGATTATACCTATTCAGAGAGAATGGCAATCGTATTGCCCGATTTAATCGAATTATTGAAAAATGATTCAGATACAAGGAAAGCTGTATTACCAATCTTTAATGGTACAGGTGAGATAGACACTAATCAATATAGTGGTATACATCGTATCCCATGTTCTATGTACTATGACTTCCTTATCAGAGAGAATGGTAAGGGAGAAAAGGTATTACATATCTGCTATCATCAAAGAAGCTCAGATTTTGTTACTCACTTTGGTAATGATGTATACCTTGCATGGAGACTTATGGAATATGTTGCTCAAGAGGTTGGAGTTAAACCAGGTTATCTGTATCATACCATCGATTCTCTCCATGCTTATAAGAAGGATTGGTTGGCTTTGAGCTCTAATCTGGAAGATTTACAAGATAAATACTAATTAAGAGGGATGTATCTGCTACTGGTAGGTATGCCCCTCTTTCTATTTATAATTATGGAGACAAGATATAAGATAATAAGAAACAAGAAAGAGCTCAAACAACTTATTGCTTGTTGTATAGCAACGGGTTATGCTTGCTGTGACTATGAAACCAATGGAGAACCTATATACAACAAATCTTTTAAACCAACTATCTTATCAGTATCTTGGATGCCAGGATTTGGTGCTTCTATACCATTAGACCATTTTCAGACTAAAGAATATACTGCTCCGGGATGGAATTGGAAAAAGATGCTAAGGAAGTTTGGGGAAGAGGTAATCGAAAACTATGATGTAGTTAAGGTTGCATGGAACTGGAAATTTGATGACCAGATAAATCAGAAGTATAAGATATTCTATCGGGGTACTTGTTTAGATGGCATGCTTGCAAAATATGTACTCAATGAGGAAAAACCTCATGACCTAAAATCAATGGTAAGAAGGTATTTGCCCGAGTATGGTAATTATGAAAAGCAGGATGCTTTCGATAAAATACCTTGGGATAAAAAAGAATTAGACCCACTTTGCCATTACGGTTGTCAAGATACAGAGTATACCTTGAGATTAATGCTATTCTTTGAGAAGAAGTTAATGGACTTGGGCATGTATTCAGTATTCCGTAATTTATTTATGTGTAATTCTCGAGTACTTACCTCGGTAGAGAAAGAGGGTTTATATGTAGATACCGAGTTCAATAAAAAGCTTCTGGAAGAATATAAGCCAAAGATTGATGCTGCTAGACAAGCAATATATGATCTGCCCAGAGTTAAGAAATTCGAAAAGAGATTTAACCAGGCTAAGATTGATAAGTATATAGAAACTATCCAAGCTGAACTTGAGGAGTTAGATTATAATGACCCGAAAGATAAACGAAAGATTGCATCAAGGGAACAGAAGATATCCAATATCAAGGCAGGTATATTCACAACTAAAAAGGAACAGGATTTGATAAGACCTATTAACCTTGGTAGTCCAGTTGATTTACCTGCACTCATGTATTCAAAGCATGGGTTTAATTTCGAGGTAATCAAGGATAATGAATCTGGTAAACCAAGTACGGATGAGGAAACTTTAACTAATCTCAGACTTAAGGTAGAAAACCCAGAATCACCAAAAGCCATATTCCTTGACAAATTATTAGAACTTAGAGGGTTAGAGAAAATGTATAAGACTTATATTTACGGATGGTGGGAGAAAGTACAGGATGACTCCAGATTACATGGTAGATATAATATACATGGTACGGACTCTAATAGGTTTAGTTCTGCAGACCCAAATATGCAGCAGATACCAAAGACATCGGTAGACCCCAATATCAAGAAACAATTAGTTGCTCCTCCTGGATATCTGTATATGGCATTCGACTACTCTCAAGCAGAGTTAAGAATGATGGCTCACTTATCTGGTGATGAAACTTATCTTGAAGCATTTGCAAAAGGGGTAGACCCTCATCTTGGTATAGCAGCAGCAAAATATGGGGTACCAATCGAAGAAGCTTCTAAAATATACGAGGATGAATCACACCCAGACCATAAGTTATGGAAAGTAAGGAGAAAGCAAGCTAAACAAATTGCTTTTGGACTTATCTATGGTATTGGAGATGCTCTTCTAGCAGTTAAATTATCTGACCCAAAAGCTGGTATTATAGTTTCGAAAGAAGAAGCTCGTAAGGAAATGGATGAATTCTTTAAGAAACACCCAAAGATACTTAAGTTCAAAGAGAAGCAAGAGAAGTTCTTACGTAAGAATGGGTATTACACCCAATTATTCGGAACTAAGAGAAGATTACCTCAGATATATTCTAATGATAAACAAGAAGTTGCTTATGCTATCAGATTAGGTTTGAATTTCCCTTGTCAAGGTGCTGCAGCAAATATGACAAACTTTGGAGCAATTCTGGTATACTGGTTAATGAGACAAGGGAAATTGCCAATGATGAAAGAAGCTTGTACAGTTCATGATGCTGTTTATATGTATTCTAAGCCACAAGATATAAACACATGGACAGTATATACTATCTGGAATATTCTACGTAACCCAAGTACAAAGAAATACTTTGGTTTTCAAGTAGATGATGTAGATATGGATATGGACTTTACCATTGGTAGGTCAATGGCAGAGGAATTACCATTTATCCCTGGGTATGATTATAATAAGATGCTTCAACCAGATTTCTCAGTTGAGGAATATATGGAAGAACATAAGAAGTATAAGCATATTCACATCAAGCAATTCAAGGAAAGGTTTAACAAACAAATAAAGAAGTATGAAAAAGATTTTGAACGGGCCCACGGTATGGCGAGCTAAATGTCCTTGCTGTGATTGCGAATTTGAATATGATACTAGTGAAACAGAACGAGTATATAATGTTGCTGATGCTAGTATCTTTAGAGTAGTACATTGCCCAAATTGTAAAATTAGCCTAAGACATACAGATTCAGCAAAAACAACTACCAATGTGAAGAAAGAGGATACTATGTCTACATAAATAATATAAAATTATGAGACTATGACGAATGCGGAAAAAGCAAGGCTAGATGCCAACAGATTATCATCCCTAACATATATGATATCAGCATGCTTGGTATATTCAATAGATGGGCTATTCGATTATCTGGCAAAAGCTAACTTAAGGTTAGCAGGTAGGGATAAAATGTTATTCAATCGAGTAAAAGAACAAATAGGTCAATTGCAAGGTAATCTCAAAATATTAGAGGACTTAGCATTTAACGTAATGGGTAATGATGATGAAGCAAAATTAGCTTATGAAGATGCGGTTCACATATACTGGGTTATTTTCCTTGTATTAGTAGATAGAGGTGGTTCAGATGAACTATGCGACTTAAGGTTTAAAGCTTTAGTTGATATAATAGGTAAATATGAATCTCTCTTACATTTACCAGGTTTAGACAGAGCCTACTTTGCAGCATTCGCTCAAGTATCAAAGGCAATTCAAGAAGGCAAATACAGTAAAGAAGATTTTAAAAACCTACTGAAAGTCCATGAAGATAGAACTGAAGAAACTGAAGGTGAAATTTGAGGGTAAATCAATCGAAATAGATATCCAGAAGGAATTATCTATCAATGAGAATATCATTAATTCTCAGCTACGAGATTCTCCCTCTAGTTATTATATCTTATGCTCACTGAGAGATAAGTATATAAGGGAAAGGGACTTGCTAGCAAGGGAAAAGGAAGAAGCCTATTCCCAAGCTTGGATATATTATAAGGATGCCAATGAGAGATGGAATAACGATTACGTATCTCATAAGGCAAATCTTAATAAGAAATATGCCTCTATATGCGAAAGACATCTTAAAGCTGTAGAGAAAGCAAATAAGTTCATTAGTATATGTAGAGCTTACGAATCAAGAGAAAATATACTAAGAACTATTAATGCAAACCTTAGAAAGGGATAACCTATTGAACTATAAACAATTACTAACTTTTAAAAACAGTATTAGAATATGAATTATTCAATGTCATTTATCTCAACTCTTGTAGCTGAGAAATTCAATCAAGAATTACCGGGATGCCCAACCGAAAACCGGGTACTTATTTTATCACCAAAAGAAGTAAACCAAACCAAATCTGGGCTTATCATTCCGGAACAAGTAAAGGAGGGAGTACCCCGTAAGGGAGTGGTAGTAAAGAGTGGAGAAATTACTGAGGAATACAAAACCTACCGGGACTTGGTAAAGATTGGTAATATCGTTACCTATGGTTTGTATGCAGGCAAGGAACTTGAATTCCCAACAGATGAATTATCTCCGGCATTGCAACAGCTTTTGGAGAAGAACAATCTTACGGTACTGTCTATGAATGAGATAGTATACTCAGAACCGAACAATCAAAATTAATATTATGGTAAAAGACAAAAAGAAAAAGAAAGTATCTTCAGAAGGACTTTCTACTAAGGAAAAGATGCTAGCTAGAAAGAAACAGCTAGAGTCTAAGGGAAATGGTAATGGGTTGGTATATCCCAAAGAAGGTACATTACGTATGAGAATCAAATCTCCGGGTGATGACCAAGAATTAGGTATAGAGATTATCCAATTCTATCTGGGAGGCAATTTGGGTGGAGTTATATCTCCTGCTACTTTCGATGAGCCTTGCCCATTTATGGAAAAGTATCAAGAACTGAAAAATTCCAAAGATGAGGATGACAAGGAACTTGCAAAGAACCTTGTACCAAGAAGAAGGTACGTTATTGGGGGACCAGTATATGCCGATGAAAAGGGTACTAAATTCGATTACGATGGTAAGGATAAGGGAGTTTTGGTACCTCGCTCAGTATATCAGGATATTACCGATCTTTACCTTGATGAGGATGAGGCTGGTGATATGACAGACCCAAGAACTGGATATGATATCAAAATAATTCGTTCGGGTTCAGGTAAATTGGACACTACCTATTCTGCCCGTGCTTGCAAACCAACTAAGTTGGATAAGAAATACCAAGGTAACGTAGACTTGGAAAATATAGTTCGTTCTCAGATAAAGGACTACGATGAGCTTGAGAAATTACTTGCACAGTATCTCAATGAGGACCATGACTCAGAGGATGACGAACCTAAAAAGAAGAAAAAGAAAAAGGGTATTCACAAAGACCATTACATGGAGGATGAGGAACCCAAGAAAAAGAAGAAAAAATATAAGTCGGATATTTAAGGGTTAGTAAATATGGTTTCATTAGAAGGTGGTAATTAGATTCGTTCTGTTATCACCTTCTTTAGTTTAAACAGATTACATTATGGTAGATAAAGAACAATGGGAAAAATTATCAGATGAAGATAAGTCCTACGTAATAGGGGAATTTTGTGAAAAACTTGGTTTAGGTAAAGATTTTGATTATGCTAAAGCAAGAGAATATCATGATAGAGTACAAGAGAGTTATAGACAAGCAAGGTTAACTAATAATACCATGTCTTACGAAAATCCTGTACTGGTATTAAAATTGATAGACCCCATACTGGCTGATATGATATTAGCTTGGATGTATACCAAGGTAGAGCTCCCAAATGGTAAGAAGACTGAAGTACCATTTTTGGGTTATAATCTTATTGAATTCGTTTTCGATAAAAGTTCTCTTATGAACTATAATAGTGAAGAAAAAGAAGTACTACGTGATGCAATTCGTATTTTGAAAAACAAAGGAGGTATTTAAGATGGCAAAGAAAACAAAGGTAGGTTTAAAAGTACCAACCAAAAATGAGATATTGAAAAAATATGGTGGGATGATTAAGGTAGCATCAGAAACTAAGGAAACAGGTTTATGGTTACCTTCAACATTCTTTGCTCTCAACTACTTATTCGGAGGGGGCATACCTTGGGGAAAATCAATTGAAATTGCTGGAGAAGAATCATCAGGTAAATCTCTTATTGCATACAACTTTGCATACTCTACAATTCAACTTGGTGGACACGTAATATGGGTAGATGCCGAACAATCTTGGATGAACTCATGGGCAGAGATTAATGGTGTAGACCCAACCAAGGTAACCTGCATTAATGATACACGTATTGAGTATGTATCAGATGCAGTAGCAGATTTAGCAATTTACCTTCGTTCTCAGTTAACTAATAATGAACCGATACTCTTAGTAATCGATTCTATTGCTGCTATGGACTGTGCAGATAATATAGATGCTAAAATGGCAGAAGGTAAAGCAGAGATGGGAGGCAGAGCAAAAGCTCTCTATAAATATTTCCGTATAAGAAGTGAACTCTTCTACAAACTGGGAATTTGTCAAATATATATTAACCAATTAAGAACAGCACTCAATGTCGGATTTGGAAAAGATAATACAACAACTACAGGAGGAGCAGCGCTTAAGTTCTATGCTTCAATCAGAGCTGCATTCTATTCTGGAAAAAGCATTACAGTTAAGCAAAAAGGTAAAGACCGGAAAGCAGGCAAGCTTGTTACAATCAGACTTATTAAAAATAAGGTTGCTCCTCCTAGACCGACGATTAGCAAGTGTCCAGTTTATTTCAATCCTAAGTTCCATGAAGTCGGATTTGATAGATGCTTCGGACTTGAAGACGTCTTAGTAGAAAATGATATCATAGAAAAATCCTCTGGTGGAATTTATAAGTTCAAAGGTAAAGTCCTTGCAAGAGGAGAAGAGAAATTCCAAAAGCTTCTTGAAGAAGACGATGATCTTCGTCGTAAACTACTCCGTAAAGCTGGTATTAATACTATCGGTACCACTAGAAAGAAGTTGGGAGCTCTGACTAATAATTATTATCCAGTAGACGGAGTAGAATATGAATCATTTAATGAGTCGGAAGACGAGGAGGAAGACGATGAATAAAAAAGAAGTTGAAGGTATAGAAAAAGTTATACATGATTATTTGAAAAATAATCTGAGAATAGAATCAAGATGTAGATACCTTGATGAATACTCTGGCCCAGATAATTACCTAGATATTTACTTAGGTAAAGAGAAAATACAAGAAGTATCTTTATACGACTTAAATTTTACGAAATGAGTAAGAAAACAATATTATTGATTGATGGGGAGAATATTCTCCATCAATCTTTCCATAAGTTCGAAAAACTTAAAAGTACAGACGGTAAACCCAGTGGAGCAATCTTCGGATTTTTCAAATCACTTCATATGTATCTTACACGGTTCGAACCAGATGATGTTTATATATCATTCGATAATGGGCATTCACCTTTGAGAATGGAACTGTTACCTAATTATAAGGGACACAGAAAGAATATATCCGTAGACTACGAGTCATTGCAAAGTCAAAAGGCAATTATCATGAAGTTATTGGGTATGCTAAGAATTAATTATATCTTCGATAAAAGAAAATCTACAGTCTATGAAGGAGATGATTTCTTAGCATACCTTGCAATTAAAAAATTCCAATCCGAGAAAATGATACTTATATCATCGGACAAGGATTTTAACCAGTTGCTAAGTAATAACCTTCGGATATACAACCCAAGAAAGGATGAGATGATTCGGATGGATAATTGCAAAAAGCTATTCGGTTATCATTCACATGAAACTGTGTCATACCTTGCAATGGTGGGAGATACTTCCGATGATATTCCTGGGTTCCCAGGTATTGGACCAGTAAAAGCAAGGAAGATACTTGATGAGGGAACTATACATAAGTTCTTAGAAGATGAGAATAATCGAGAAAAGTACTTAGATGTATGGGAAAGGAATAGACAACTGATTGACCTATTTTACTTTGTGGGACATAATCCTCTGGACAAATTGCCTCTCAAAACAAAGAAGAAGTTCAAATACGAAAAGTTCAAAGCTATTTGTATCGAATACTCTTTAGCATCATTCTTGACAAATGAATTTATAAAACCATTTAAAGAATTACAAGATGGAATGGATTAAACCAAAACGAATAATGTTTGTAGGTCCCTCAGGTATAGGGAAAACTACATTAGCAAAAGCAGTAGAAGAAATTTGTGGGATTCCCTTTATATCTGGCAGTATGAGTGATTTGTTACCTGCTACTAAAGATATAACCCATTCAGAGTTACTATCTCTTGGTTCAAAGAGTTTACAGCAATCAGATTATCAACTGTTAACATTGAGAAACAGACTGTTCAGGGATAAGGAAACCTTTGTTACAGACCGTAGTTATGCAGACTTAGCTGCTTACTTTTGGTATAAACAAGATAGATATCTTCCAGAATGCGAATTAGAAGACTTTTTCTGTAAATGTGGGACTCTTATGAGAAGTCAATGTGATTTAGCAATATATCTCCCATTAAACATGTCAACTTATAAAGATTGGAATATGGAAGATAATCATAAGAGAATCACCAATCGATATTATCAAGTACATATATCAGGAATGATGGGAGAACTTCTTGCAGATTGGGAAATACCTACTTTGGTAATACCTCAATTAGATTTGTATACTAGACTCAGTAAGATAAAAGGTCACTTATTATGAAAGATGTAATTGCAGTAGCTTTCTCAGATTTACACATAAATCTTTGGGCTAAGTTCAATGACAATAATCACAGGACCCTGAATTCGTTCAGGGTTTTGTCGATTATACAGAAAGTATGTAAAGAGTACAATTGTCCTGCTTTATTCTGTGGGGACTTATTTCATAAGGCAGAAACTATGGACCAAGACCTTTCAGAGATAGTTTATAATGAGCTGAATAGATTGGGAGGGCTTTGGATATATGCTATCTCGGGTAACCATGATATTAAGAAGGTAAGTAGAGTAGGTAATCCACCATATAGTTGGTTATATACTGTAGAGAGATACGGTATAGAAATAATCGATTATACTACTCGTATATTATCAGGATATCACAAAGAGATAGAAGTACATGGTGTTCCATATATTGATAATAATATTGGAATAAGCAAGTATCTTTCAGAACTCAAATTAGATAAGAGTAAAAAGCATATACTTCTTCTTCATACGGATTACCCGGGAGCAAAGGATACTGATGGTAGGGAAATAGACTCTGTAGAGAACCTAAATCTGAATACCTTGAATAGGTTTGACCTGGTATTATGTGGACATATACACAAACCTCAAAGGCTTGGGAAAAAGGTTTATATGATTGGGGCCCCTAATCAACAGAGAAGAACGGATAAGAATTGCAAACTTGGGTATTGGAAAATATACGAAGACCTATCCATGGAATTTGTACCTCTGAAAGGTTTCCCAAAATTCAAGGACGTAGAATCGGAGGAAGATATTAAGGATGATGGCAATTATTATACCATAATTCCTCAAAAAGCTAGTACTCCGGTTAATAACAAACATAAGATTACTAAGCAACTTTCTAAGAAAACTCTAGCAAAGAGATACCTAAAAGAGAAAGGTATTAAAGATGAGGTAAAAACTAATCTATTAATCGAAACACTTAAAAAGGCTGAATCATGTTAACATTCCTAAATATGGATGTAGAGGGTTTTTGTTCAATAGAATCCCTACACTTACAATTAAACCCAACTTGCACCATACTAATCAAGGCACCTAATGGGAAAGGTAAATCTACTATCCTCTCAGCATTGGTATGGGCAATTTATGGGAAAAATCTAAAAGGGGTATCTGAGGTAAATACCTGGAAACAGATAAGACCCAAAGAATATCAGGGTACCAAAGTTCAGGTATATTTTCAAAAAGATTCTCATACGTATAAAGTAATACGTTGTCAGAAGTATGAGGGTTTACTTGATGATGGTTCTAAAGGGAAAGATAGACTTATCATTATCAAGGATGGTGATACTATCGATGTAAAGGGTAAAGGTAAAATACAGGACGTAATAAATAGAGAAATAGGTTTATCCTATACTCTGTTTATGAATTCAATTATGTTCGGGCAAGGCATTAAACGACTTATACAAGAATCCAACTCGGATAAGAAAAAGATATTCGAAGAAGTATTCGACTTAGAATTCTTAAACCTTGCCAAAGGCATTGCATTGCAGGATAAGAATAATGTAATTGCCCAGATAAACGAGGTAGAGCATCAATCTCAAATCCTTAAAAGGGAGTTAGAGGTTAACAAAGAGGCTTACTTTGATTTACGTGATAGAGAAAAGTCTTTTAAGAAACGTATAAAAGAAGAACGAAGAGAACTAAAGCAAGATAGGGAAAAGCTAACTTCGTTATTTATACAGAAACAGAAACAGATTAAGGATGAAGTAGATGCTTCTATTCAGATAAAAATTAAGAAACAGAATAAGATAATTCTGGATTTGAGAGGTAAGATAAAAGATGCTAAGAGTTTATCTAATGTACCTTTAAAGAAGGTCATTAAAGAATTAGTAATACAGTTAGAAGCTGGACACTACAAACGTGCATTACGAGATGCTAAATCAATATATAAGGCATTCTCTGACCTTGACAAATATGATAAAGAGTATCAAGAGGCTTTAAAGAGGTTAGAGGAATTAAGTAGTGTTAATGATAAGTACAGAAAACTAAAATCTGAATGTGATGATATTGCTTCTGACATTGCTACTGTTGATGAGGATTTATCTAAACTCAAAGCAGAGAAACTTAAAGTCATGTCTCCCAAGTATAAACAAAAGCTTAGGGAGATTAGGAAAAATCTACGGAAAGTTGATGAAGACTTTCATAACAAAGAAGCTGAGTTAGAGAATTACAATTGGTTAATTAACGACCCATTGGGAAATAATGGAATCAAGGCATATCTATTTGATTCATCACTTGAGTTCTTAAATAAATGCTTGGATAAATATTCAGAGGTATTAGGTTTTAGGATAGAATTTAACATTGATTTAGGGACTGCTAGAAAAGAATTTGTTACTCTTATTGAAAGAGATGGGCAAATCATTGATTATGATGAACTTAGCGGTGGTGAAAAACAATTAGTTAATGTGGCAATGGCATTTGCAATGAACGAAGCCCTTACTGCATCTAAAGGTATCAATCTTGCTTTCTTAGATGAGGTATTTGAATCTCTGAGTTCAGATAATGTTGAGGTTGTAACTTCCCTGATAAGACATATATTCAAAGATAAAACTCTATTCTTGATTACTCATTTAGACTCACTTCCTCTTGGTAATACGAAAATCCTGCAAGTGGAAAAAACCAACGGCCTTAGTAGGTACCAATTACTATAATGGTATATAAAATACAATACACCATGAATAGTAAGAAGAAAGGAAACAAATTCGAAAGAAAAATAGGAGCCTGGTTCACTAAGTGGACCGGGTTTAAGTTTGAAAGGAATCGGGCAGGCTCGGGAGCTTGGCATTCGAATAAGGATTCTACTTCAGACCTTACCTGTACCGATGAAAGACATGCTCATAGATGTAAGATATCTGTTGAGTGTAAAAATTACAAAGAGATTAAGTTTGAACATATATTACTTGGTAACAAAGGATGTGATATACTCAAATTCTGGGAACAAGCTTCTAAGGATGCAAAGAGAGGTAATAAGGTACCAATTCTTTGTATGAGATATAACTCAATGCCTGCAGAGGAATTCTTTTTCGTTGTAGGTATCAAGCTGGGAGATTTAATTGCCCAATACGTTGATAGGGTAATGTATATACAAGTACCTGGAAATACTCTTATGGTATTTATGGCTAGTGAAGTATTAAGAACTCCCTATAAGTTAATCCATAAGCAAGCAAAATTAATTCTTAAAAACTCCTAAGCCATGAAGAAACGTACCCCATATTCGTATTGCATCTTTTATATCGAAAGAAAGTACTCCGATAGGATTAATCAAGAACTCAAGGAAAAGGGGTATGACCAACTTAAGGCGATTATCCCTACAGTAAGCGTATTGAAGAAAACTATAAAAGGTAAGATGGTATTTGGGGAAGTACCAATATTATTCAACTACGGTTTTATGAAAATGCCTACTGAACTTGCATTCTCTAGACCATTTCTCAACAAGTTACAAAGAAATATATCTGGTATCAGAACCTGGTTGAGAAATACAGAGACAATGCACCAAAGGAAAAAGAAGGCTAGAATCGATAATGGTGAAGACTTCGATGATTTTTCATTGGTGGCTACTGCAAGTAGAAAGGAAGTAAGGAGATTTAGAAGACTCTCTAAAGAGAACAAAAGATTTTCAGTTGAAGATTTAGTCAAAGTAAATCCTGGAGATTACTTAGTATTACGTGGGTATCCCTATGAGGGGATAGATGCTACGGTATTAGAGGTTGACCATCTATGTAAGAGAGTAAAAGTACTTATCTACCCAGAGATGGGAAGAATGGAGGTATGGTTACCATTTGATAATGTAATCTACAGTGTTTACTATAACCACGACCCTGATAAGCTTTATGCTAATCAGGGAGATTTTGACCCAAATCAGATTACCAGTGAAGCGATAGATAATTTAATTAACTTTAGACGATAGTGTTATGAATGAAGCTCAAAAGAAAGCATGGAGTTGTTTAATTGATAAAGAACAACAATCTTTATTCCTTCAACTATCAGAGAGTAAGTCTTCATGGGAAGCTGGTGAAATTTTAAAGTTGTCTCATTACAAGTATCTTGAAATCCGAGAAAGGTCTGAGAAATTCTTTAGGCTATTCTCGGATTTTTTTGAGAAACACACTTCTATCTTTCGACCAGACTGTCCTTGTGAAAGAAACTTTCAAGATTACATGGAAGGATGTTTAGAGAAACGACTAAAAAGAAAAGAGGCAAGTCTATATACTGGAGACTCTGCTCAATTACTCCCGAAGGTAAATACTAAGAACATCGAGAGGAATATGAAAAGGTTGAAGGAATCAGAAGATGAATGGGATAAGGACACTCTAAGATTAATTCTTGAATTTGATAGATGGAATAATTTTAGAATACTACCAAGAATGCTACAACAGCCTTCTGCGTTTAAAAGGCGTTCGAATAAAAAGGACAAGATATACATCAAATATTTACTAAATAGGGTACCTGATTGGATGCACACTAAACTCAGAGAAAGGTTTAGGTATAAGGTAAAACCTGGCAAAAAGAAATATTGGGTAGCCTTAATATCCGAAGAACTATACACGGATGGTTACTTATTATTGCCAGTAAGGCCATTGCAAGAGGTAATCGATGAATTTAGTAGATTTTATATGTATGTGTTTGAAACCAGGGATGATGCCGATACTTTTGGTTTCATGGTATCTAAGTTTATGATTAAAACAGAGTCTGTAAAACTGGGACAAAAATTCTGGCCTGAGTACAGATGCTGTGTGGAAAAAGCATTGAACTATAATTCTGTGAATAACATAGAATTCAATATCAAGAAGTTGGATATGGCCTATAATATCCACACACATAAAAAACCGAAGAAACCTAAGTCCACTGCCGTAGAACGAGCAAAAACCTCGGATTTTTATAAAAATAAGTAAGAAAGTATTTCTATATAAAATATTATTCTTATATTTGCATACAATTTAATGAATACTTAAAAATATTATAGATATGGCAAAAAAGAAAAGAAAAGACCTGAAAGCTCCATCCAAAGAGAAATCCAATTTTCTCGGAGCATCCGGGAGAAACATGACTTACAAGGATTTGAAAAGGAAAGCCATTATATTGGGTATGCCTTTTCCAGATGCCTGCTCTGCTGGAGTATTTGATTTATTACATTACATTCAAAGTTCAGAAGAGAGACCAGATAAATCCCTAATTGATAAGTATGATGATTGGATGGATAAACAATTGGAAACGATTGGTTATTCAAAAGATGACCCACTAAGGAATTCACGATTAAGGCTTGGGTTTCTCGGAGAAGAAGGGGAAAACGGGCAAAGAAGAACTAAACGGGTTCCCGGGATAAAGAAACCAAGAGAGAAAAAGCCCCCAAGAGAAAGGGATGAATTTAATCTCATCAAGGGTACTAAGAAATCCTATGTATGGGAATTAACTGCAAAGGGATTTGATATCGATAGAATTATTCGAAGGATGAAAAAGAAGTTCCCTGAAGCAAACGAGAAATCTATTAATCTTTGGTATAGAATGGCAAAGAGGAATATCAATGGTAAAGCTAAAGGAAAGTAATATTGGACCAATTCTTCCAGATAGATATTATATATGGACATGGCGACCAGATACAACCAATAAGATTATCACCGAGAAGAAATTATATCGGAAACATCTAACGGGTATTCCATATTTTACTAGACACCACGTAAAAGTTACCCTGGTTTATCTATATGGAGTAGATGTCCTACAATATATTCATATTATATCTGGAAGGAAACTCTTGCAACAAGGTATTAGAGAATTATCCGATATGAATGGTAAACTCTTAAAAAGGGGAGCTACTAAATTCTGGTTTAAGGGTAAATTCGTTAAGGCAAAGAAATTCATAATACCCGATGAATATAAGATTGATAAACACAGACGAAGAAGATTTATGGTTCAAATGCACCGGGTCTTTAAGTCAAAAGGAAAAAAGGCATTCGATGAAAGATACTCAATCAAACTCTATGGACAACGGCAAGGCATATCTCCCGCCTATACGAAGCAGAAGAGATTACAAATCTATTCTTCTATCTTACAGGATTTACGAGAGGCTGAGTCAAGAGGAGAAGGTTAAATTCAACCTATTATTCCTACAGTACCCACCGTTGGTAAGTTCATTGGCTTTATATCTGAGAAAGAAAATGAATATCCCAATACAGAAAGTACTATTTATCAAAGCACAAAGGGATATGATTGAAATATTCGATGAGGCATCTATTAGGTTTATGGGATATTTACCCAAAGAAAGGCATATTAAGAAGTCTCTTCTATTTCAATGTTTTGTTCCTTTAGAGAATATCAAAATCCGAAAGGCTTATGCTTACATAATGACCAATCGGATGATAGAAAATCAATATTGGGTATACCCAGTTAGATTAGCCGATAACTATAAAATAATGCAAAAAGGGAAATACAAATTTTATACCGAAGTATTCGGAAAGGTTGGTATTCCTGGAATAACTAAAATTCAATACAGCAATGAATGATAAATTATCAAAAACAAACCTGGTTACACATAAACCACTAAATCCTTTTATGGGTAAGACTTTTAAGATACTTACCTATAATCAGGTTGACCAAGTAGTTAATACCGAAACGGTAACTATTGAGTCTCAAGAAGAATTAAAGACAACTCTTGATAGCATTAAACAATATAATGATGCACATGCTCAATTAGAGGGTTTTCTTAAGCTAACGAAGAAACTTATAACAGAGTGATATAAATTTATTAATTAACCAACTTAAACATTACGAAAATGGCTAAGAAGAAAAAAGAAGTGGAACTGAAAGAAGTTTCCAGAAAAGAAATCAATGGTGCAATCATCATCACTTACGAAGATGGTTCAGTAGTAATTATCCCTGCCCCTATCAAACTTACGAAGGAGGAAGCTGAAGAACTCTTTGGTTCAGAGGAAGACGATGACGAAGAAGAAGAGGAGGAAGATGACGAGGAAGATTCGGATGATGAGGACGAAGATGATTCCGATGACGACGAGGAAGAGGAAGACGACGATGAGGACTCTGATGACGATGACGAAGAAGACGAGGAGGAAGAGGAACTGACTGCCGAGGCTCTTGCCGAAATGGACTTCGAAGAATTGGAAGATGTCTGCGATGACAAAGACCTTGAAACTGACCCGGACGACTTTGACGAAGACGATATCGAGAAACTCCGCAAGGCAATCGCCAAGGAACTCGGTCTCAAATTGCCGGCAAAGAAGGAAGCCAAAGGAAAAGGCAAAAAAGGAAAAAAGTAAACCTGGTAACAGTATTCAAGATTTAAGGGGTGGGTAATTCCATCCCTTTTAACTATTACCAAACGTAGAAGTTATACTTACAAATTTTTAATCATTAAAACCATAGAAATCATGGCAACAAAGAAAAAAGAAGACACCAAGAAAAAGGGTGCAGAAAAAGATGCTGAGAAAGAAGCTAAACGTAAAGCTCGTCAAGAGGCACTGAAGAACAGACCGGCAGAGCAACGTCCGAATAGTAAACAGATTGACGTTATTGCCATCAACGAAAAATCCGAAGTTCGCAACTACGGTTATGCCGTAAAGAACAAGGAAGGTTATCAGGGAGTAGTGGTTACTTCTGTTCTGGTAACTGATGGTAAACCAATCTCTACTTCAGTTTCCTTCGTTCCGGGTAATCTGACTGTTAAGTCAAAGAAGAACCACGGAGTTATCTGTTCTCCCAAGAACAAGAAGAACAAAGAGGAATCAGAAGAAGAATCTGAGGACTGATTATTTTCTCTAATTACCGCCGAACCAATGGTTTAGGTTTAGAAAGTTAATGTTATACGTAGTAACAACCCCTCACTCACACTTAGGACGTTGTTCAGCCAAAAGCTCATTGCCTGCGAAGGTAGTGGGCTTTTAATTTTTATACCCGTATGGACCAAGAAAGATTAGCTATTCGAAAGAATATTAGAATACTTGCATTAGATAATCTAATAAATACTTATACTGATGCACTAGAAGATAAACAATTAAACCTGGGACCAGATGAAAGGGAACTTGCTATTGATATAATAAATGAGGCAAGATTAATGCTATCAGAAGAAACCCAGGAAGTAAATAACCAAGTAATACCAAGACCAAAATGGAAGAAGTAAACATAAGAACACTCTTATCAAGTATCAAGGTAGTAAGGAATGATATTCAGTTCACTCACTACCAAATGAGCATAGCCCTGAACAAAGGTAAGAAAGGTGATTGGCAAAGACATAAGTTAAGATTAGATTATCTGAAAAGAAAACTCAAAGGTTTAATGGACAGGTTAACTAATAAACTAAAAGGTACCATACTAACTGTTACTTATCAAGTAGCTACTCCCGTAAATACAAAAACTTTTGAACAAACTTTTACGAATCTCACTCAGCAAGAGATAGTAGACATAATGCAAATAAGGGCTATCATGGAGGGAGTAGAAATAAATATCCTAGAAATTAAGGAAATCCCAACCCAAATAAGGGAAGTATAACTATGGTATTATGTAAATCGGATATTCATTATTCACCATAAAATTTTAAGAAAATGGCTAAGAAAGAAGACAAGAAGAGTAAACCGGAATCCAAGACTCCAGAACTCACAAAGGCAAAGAAAGCTTTGGACGCTTATCTCAAAGAGAACAAGTTGGACCCAACTAAAGATTGGACCAAGGACAAGAAACATGGTAAGAAGATTACCGAACTTGTTAACAAGCTGAACAAGGAAAGAGACAAAGTTGCTGCTGCCTATCCGGAAAAGGATGCCGACAACAACAAGAAGTTGGTAAAACTCAAAGAGAAGAAGGATAAAGAAAAATCCGGCAAGAAAGAAGACAAGAAGGAGAAGAAAGAAAAGAAATCTGCTGGTAGAACTGCTACCAAATACGATTATCCTCTTATCGATGGCCAGGAAATGACTTCTGCCGAAAAGAAAAAATACCGTATGGAGCAAAGAAAGCTTGCTTCAGGTAATGCTCCCAAGGAGGAGAAGGAAGCCAAGAAGGCAAAAAAGGAAAAGGTAAAAGAAAAACCTGCTTCCGATAAAAAAGAAAAGAAGGCCGACAAAAAGAAAGACAAGAAAAAGAAGAAGGCCGCTAAAGAGGAAGATTAACTCCAACTCTCATAATGTTTATTTAAGTATTCGTTAATGTGATGAAAGGCCTGGCAATATAAAATTTGTTCAGGCCTTTTATTTTATCCAAGAAACAATGTATGGAACAAGAAGTATATAAACCAAAATTAAGAATCACTACATTATCCGAGAATGGTACTCCATTATCAGATAGGTTGGTAGATGCTTATACCGAGATGAACTCGGGACCAAAGGTACAACATAAGGGTCCGATAAGAGTAGAAGTAACTCTTACTAATCAACAAGATGTAGATAACTTCAAATCTTACTTAGAGAGATTGGTAGGAATCCTTCCCATAAAGAATCCAACTGCAGGAAGAGGGAGACCTGCTGGGTCTTCTAATAACAAGGAATTAGAATCACCAAGGGAGGATATCCTTGCAGACGTAGAGAAAATGGTAGAGGAGGGAAAAACTCAGCAAGAGATAATCAAATACCTAAGGAAACTTGGGTTTGTATTTATCCTTACTGAGGACTTTCTGTTTCACTTTCCAGGATTTGAATTTGATGCAAAAGATGTGGGAGAACCGACGGAGAATAAGCAATATCCCAATTCATTCTCCTGGATGGCAAGATGTATCAAACGTGCAAAGGACCCAAAAGCAGATAAATTCGACCCAATGGTTATCTTCGGCTTTAGCATCCTTAACGGACCATCGAAAAAGATTATTCCGTACCTATATAAGGAAAGGCGTAAACCAATGAGAACTAAGGTTGGTAAGAATACTATATCTTTCTCTCAAGCAGAGTTTACTAAATTGCCTAAGTATATGTTAGAGGAGGAACGAATTAAATTCTCTACAGAGCAAAGGCAATTACTTCTCAACCCAGAGAAAAAGCCTTCGAAATTCTTTATGAGATGGTATAGGGATGTAATCTTCCCAGATTCAATCAAGGAGAAGATGGAAGAGGTAATCAACCGCTAACATCTACCTCCCTATTTAATAAAAGAGTATATGATATAAAATAAATTTCGTATATTTGCATAAAGATAATTTTTTAATTATGGACAAAGAAACAAAAGACATTATCAAGCTAATCGCTGGTATTCAAATCGAATCACTAAATTCTCTCAAGGAGGATGTTTCTAAGGGCAATAACATTGCCGATGACTTAATCAAGAAACTACTTCAGATTGATAACAATGAGATTACCATGGCACTGGATGACCACATCCAATTATATGTAGACATTGAGCAAACACCCCAATTGATTCAGACTATCTCTGAATATCAAATGCTGGTATGCTCACATATCTTATTCAGAATGGAAGATGAATGGGTACATACCAATTCTCAAGGAGTATTGGGAACCTGGGCAATCTTCCAAAAAGCAAACCTTAAGTTCCACCCTGAACTAACACTCTTAAAACTTTAATATAGACATGGAAAAGAACGAATACTTAGAATCAGTTGAAATGAACACGGGAGTTGAAATGATTCCCTGCGAATCCTCTAACATTGAGGGTTATGGTTATGACTCAAAGAAAAAACAACTTTGGGTAGCTTTTAAAAATAACCGAGTATATCGGTATGATGGAGTACCCTATGAAGTATGTAATGGTTTACACCTTGCAGAGTCTAAGGGTAAATATCTGGGAGAACATATAAAGAATAAGTTTAAAACTACCGGATATGAACTCAGGAACTAAAATAAGCCAAGTACTCATAATTGCTACAGGAGCAATGCTACTTTTCTTAGGGACAAGATATAATGCCCCAATAGAAGAAGTGAGCATTGCTCCTTCTGAGTATAATAGGCCTAAGCCCATAGATATCAAACCAAAGGAAAAGAAACAATGGTATAAATATAGGGTAGAAATAGAAACTATTCCAGAAAAGAAGTTATATAAGATTGAGAAATCTGGATATAACCAATATGAAATTTCTAGAAGAGGTTCTGGTGAAAACTATTCCTATAAAACCTATGAGTTTATATCCGATAAGGTAATGAATACCCAAGAGGCATATAACTATGTTATCAATAACTTGGATAAATGCACTCTGGTATCTAATATATTAGAAGAAAACATCTATGACAGGTACAATGATGACTATGAAGGATATATAGATGACCCAGAGGACGAAATTAACTATCCTCCAGAAATCTTCGACTTCCTAGCCGATTAACCTTAGCAAATATAAAAATTTATTCGATTTATTTTTGTAATTAAAATATAGTTCGTATATTTGCAATAGATAATTAATTAATCACTTTTTAAATATAGACATTATGAAAAAGAATGAAACCAAGGTTACTAACCTTATTAGCAACAAGGTTGCTGAACAACTTGAAGGAATCAAAAATTCCAAGACTACAACTTCTAAGGCAAAGGCCAAAAAGACTAAAAAGGAATTGGTACAGGATGCTCAAGAAGCTGCCACAAACTTTGCCAATGCTAAATTGGTAGAACTCTCTCCCAAAGGTAAAACTTCTAAAAAGGCACAGGTTGTCAAGGAAGTTAAGGAACAACAAAAACCTTCCATCATTGAACAGGTAATCTCAAATCGGGAAGTAAAATACGTATATCCCGAGGATGTAGTTGACACTCTTGCTCGGAAGAAATGGAGACAACAAACTCGAAACGAACTTCATCGATTGGAACTTGCCATGGCCCGTATCAAAGACCAAAATTCCAAAGAGTTCAAGGCTGCTGCTAAGGCATATGAGGACTTTCGTAAAAAGGTTCTCAAACCTGAACAAGTTGCATAACCTCATATTAACCTAAGTTCCCGGGCTAATCAGTCTGGGAACTTTTATAAAGAATCGTAATGGATTACACAATCTTCCCTGATAAGGAGATGCTTAAACAAGATAAAGAACTTGTCGAATTACATAAACGATGTTGTAAATCATGGCTTGTTCAGCATTCACTTAAGCATTCTAAGATAAAGAAGTTCTTTATAGTTTACGATTGGTATATCAATCCACATAACGTAAGGAATTTCTTTTTTAGGCCCATACACATCTTTATTCAAGCATTGCTTTTAGGGCAGCTTGATGATATTTCAGATTACATAGATAATAATACTAAGAATGGAAAACGAAAGAAGAAACGGAACAGAAAAGTATAACGTACTTTACCTCAAAGGTAAATACCAGTATAAATCAAAATATCCCCAAATTGAGGCTAAACATAAAATTGTCTATGCTGGGCCTGTAAAGGAAATGGCACCCATCTGGGATAGCATCTCGGATATTCTAAGGAAATCGGACAGAATCTGTACTGAATCTCGAAGAGAATTGAAGAAACTAGAAGAACGTTCACAGAACCAATTCTATTTCAAGAAAGAAGGTATAACCCATATAATCGTATACAAATGTTTGGGGCAATAGTTAAAGACCTATATATAGGCAAATCGAAATTACAGTTCTTCTGTAATCAGAGGGAGATACAACCAATTACTTTGGTAAGTGATGTACTACAACCTACTGGGTTCACTGGCAATATGCCGGATTACGGTACCTATGGTAATTACCTTGACGGTAAATTCGAAATAACACCTATGATGCCAAAACATCAGCTATATGTTACTGGTATTCCGAAAGGGGCAATCTTAGACAACTTTCGAATTCAAAGAACATTCTGGTCTTCATACTATGAAGATGATATAAGGGGATATCTATTCCAGGTTACGGATGGGTACCCTAAACTTATAATTAAACAATAACATGGAAGCAATCGATTACGTTAAATTATTTAAGCTCGACCAAGAGAACTATGATTTTAAAAGGGAAGAGTTTATATCCGAATTAGGTAACGAATTTCTAGATTATTGCCAAACTACTACCATTGGCATTAATCCTAAGACCCATAAACTATACTACTATCGGTTTAAGGAAATCGTAAAGAATTTCGAAACCAAATTCTGGGCAATCTCCAAGCTAAAATTAGGAGAACCATTTACCCAGAAGTTATGGAATGCCTTTTTCGCTACACAGGTAGTTCCCCTAAGGACCCAATTATTCCCCGATATTCAAAAGATGATTGAGGAACAATTTGCCCAGAGGGATAATAACCGTAGTAAACAAGACAAAAAACCTACGAACCGTAAAAAGGTAAATTATGGCAAGGGAAACCACAGACCTTCATGGGAATAAATTCAAGGTAGGGGATTATAAACTTTGCCTTGAAATCCCTATTACTGGGAAAGGTAATCTAGTATTCACCAGGGACCTAATCTCTGGTGAAGCTTTTAATTTATCAGTAGTAAGGAGTAGATACTTAGGATATTTCTACAACCTATCTTTGAATCTGTATATAAGGTACGATTTAGAGTATATGGGATATGATGAAAGTTCGGACATAAGAAAATCTCATTTGTATGTTAGAAAAAAGAAATAAAATCGTAAGGTTCCCAAGACCCATGGGAGTTACGGCAATGGCTTTAGAATATCAGAAGAATCCAAATGATACACTTCTGGTAAATATACACAACTATCTTATTAATCAATGGTTAATGGGTAATGGTGTATTATGTGGTATTACGTATGATATTAATACCTTCTCATATCGTATGGGTATAGATATCAATTACATACGTATCTTTATGAGGGATAGGCTATTAAGCTCAAGAATCTGGGACAAAGAAAAATCAGAAGATTTACTGCAAGCATTAATGGGAGAACAACTTGCTTGGGTACTAGAAGACCGTATGGAGATAGCCCATCAGGTAAATGTATTGAGAGAATCCCAGGGCGGTAAATATATGCCATTTATATCTGCAGAGCTGGGTAAGGCTTTGAAGTTAAAATTGGAATCTTCTACTTCTCTTCAATCCATCGTACGTAACATTACAGGAGGAAGTACTACCAATATATTTGCTCAGTTCAATCAGAACAATGTAAATCAACCTCAGAACACTATTTCAATCGATGAGGCTCGTCAAATAGTATTAGAATCTCAGAAGATATTGGATAAAACCGAAGAGGCTAAGTTATTGGAAGAGAGATATGATATATCCTCATTACCTGAAGTAGTTGCTACTAAGCAAGAGGGAGTAGATACCAGTAAGGAGGGACTTAATCTTAACAAGGCAGAATTAGCCCAGATTACAGATGATTATAAGGGAGCCATGGAGTTATTCCCAGATGAACATCATGAGATACGTAGAGAAATAGAAATGCGTATTGACCCAGATGAAGAGGACCCAGAATTATATCAGTATGAAGAAGTACCAGAGGAAGAAGATAATGGCTCCTTTGCATCTCAATTCTTACGTAGTAAGAGGCTCTAGTAGTTAAATAGGTTCATTGCATATTAAATTGAAAATTTATATATTTGCATATCAATTTTAAAATAGACAAAAATATGAAAACAGATTGTTACATCTACACGCTTATTACCGGAGACTTCCTATTCCAAGTAATGGAAACATCCGATGAACAAGCAGAGAAACGTTTAATCGACTTATACCAGGAGGGAGAGGATGATCTTTATTCAGACATCTATGAACATCATTCCTATGATGACCTTAGGAATTACTATGGCAGTGTTAAGGTATACAAAACACCCATAAACTTAGAAACAAATCAACTTGGGTTCCCAGGTTTAATCGTATATTAATATGGATATCAATTTAGAATACAAGAAAACCCAAGTTAACAAGGTTAATCAAGGGACTTACTTTAAACTCAGACCAACAGAAACTGCTCCGGTATGGGTAAGAGGCGAATATGACAAAGCATCTAAGACTTATTCTTGCTATAAGTACGATGATACTAATCACGAGAAATTCCTTAAGGGAAACAGAGAAATATACATAAATTTTACATTCTAAGCACATGAACCTATTTAAACGAAAGAAATGCTCCCAGAACCTCATATACCTTGATAAGGGTAACCTGGTATTCAAAGGGCAAGTAAAACAGATTTATCGAATTCTCGAACTTTGCATGATAGAATCTGGTAAATTTGACGAACGTCTATACTTCGATATGTACAATGAGTATCTTAAACATTACGTAATATATGATACTACTCCTCAGTTATTACAGTATAAGATACCCTTGATATTCGGTAAACGTTTCCCGGGTATAACATTCTCTAAACGTTTTACATTCGAATACCTGATACCAGATAGGATTACTTATTCTAAAATACCATCTTGCTTTGAATTACCAAAGTACATTGAGGAACATCTAATACATATCTTCAATAGGGTAGGTGCTTATATTGAAATTCCCTATGATGAGAATATGTTTACCAATCTGATTAGGCTCAACTTCCTAAAAGAATGGGAACTATTCGATAACTCCTCAATGTTAGATGCTTATATAAGCAGTCAGCTGGACCTAATCCATAGTTATGCTAAAGTAGAGAATCAAACCATAGTTAAAAACATCATCGAAAGGACTCTGGAAGAAATTATAGAAGAGACTATCGGTAAAAACAATGAAGAACATGGAAAATAAAGAGAAATTCACTTTCCGAAAGGTAAGTATGACAGAGAATGTCGAAATAGAGTTTATCAAAACTCTGGAAGACAATGCTAACAAAAGTGATGAAGACTTGCTAAAAGCTTTCAAGAACAAACTATCTTCGGACAATGTTACTTGTCATGCAAGCATGCTTTCAAGAACTACAACTCATGTTATCTTTCAGATATCCAAATTTAGTAAGATAACAAATTCTTATCGGGACCATGAATTATGGTTATTCGAAATTGATAATAATAATATCATACTAAATAGGTTCCGGATATGATTACGATGAAAACCCTCCAGGCTGAGGATTTAAAGAATGACGAATGGTTATACAATGCCTTAACCAATGGTATCAAGGAATGCTTAACTGCTCCCATCCTAACTTTGGACCCAACAAAGCCTGAACATATTAGGAGAACAGAAATGATACTGGATAATTTCTCACAAGAGGATTCTCCAGTAATTGCTACAGTAATTGCTCCAGGCAATTTCATACAGATGATATTACCGAAACATGATATACTCTTATCGATAATGTTCATATACAAAGAGAAAAATACCTATGTTCAACTCATAATACAAAAACTTAGTTATGACACCAATCAACAAAAGGAAAAATCCACAAGTGACTTACCTGATAGTGAGTCTCAAGAATGAACCCGGTTTATATAAGATACATACCGAAGTAAGTCCAACACAGCTAGTGGGCACTGAGCTTCTAAGAAATATCATGCCTATATTTGATGCCTGCACTGGGCATGAACCCGATACATTCTTAATACATGAGGAATTTGAGAATTGGCTCAATGATGTAGAATGGATAGGTTATGAAACCTACGAAGTATATCTCAATGAGACAATTCAATTAGTAGAAGTCAAGTCTTTAGAGGGTGCTAAAGAGGAATTAACTAAAGCCTTCAAGGTACAGAAGCTTACCGATGAAATAGCTTCTAGATTGAAAGAGGAATTAAGTCATATAGTGAAAGAATGCTTTAAAAATGAAGTAGAGAAAAAGCTTGATTCCTCTACCAGAGAATCCATAGTTAGGTCAGCCCTATATAATGTAATTAACAAAGTCTAAATTCGAAAGGCAGTCTAATCCACTGCCTTTCTTAGCGTGTATACCTATCCTCAGCCTCTTTAAAAATAAAAGAGTATTATTTTGTAGTATGAATAGAAATTTATATATTTGCATATCAATTTTAAAATAGACAAAAATATGAAAACCTCAAAAAACTCAACCGCCAAGGATATATCTCAGGTAGTTACCAAATTCCTTGAAAACAAATCAGACTTTAGTTTAGACTGCGATGAAAAGGGAAACCTTTACACTCTGCTCATGGATGAATTACTCCAATTAATGGAACTTCATCTGTTACAAGTAATAGACATCAATTGCTTTAATCGTTATGAAACTACCTATTACACTTTCACTTTCGATAGCTTGATAACTCTTGATACTACCGAGAAAAAGAATCAAGCTGCTGATGCTGCTTTGAAATTCATGCAAAAGTTCACCGATAATGATGGTATATTCACCTCATTCACCAAGCTGGATGCCAATAACTGGATTTATCAACTTAACTTCAGAATATCATAACTATGGCTACTAACTACAAGAAACTTAAATCCGACCTACAAAAACAAGGTCGGATGACTTTATTCGTACCTCATAACGAAGATCTACCTTGCATAGGCTTTGAACCTACCTGGTCTAAAACTAAGATACTAAAGGTATTATTACAATTCGATGATATCAGAAAGGAGTACACATTATGAATGAACAAAAACCTATTATCGTACCAGAGGAAATAGAATGCTCCTCTGGTTCAGTATTCAACTTCAATTACAAACGAGTTGTATACTCGCTAACTATGCAACCTGATAAAATCCTTATTCAGCAAGCTATAAGCAAATCTAAGACTCCTGCTAAAGGAACATCAAATTATTATGCTTAATTCTCTAGAGGAATACCAAACCTGGTATAGCAAGCTGAAACTTTCATACGGTAAAAGAATAACCCGAAGAAGGTTACACTATGCTACCACTGAGAACGGTATTATTAAATATACAGATTATCCTAAGGCTACAAACGCAGGCATGCGTAAATCAGAAGGAATCATCTGCATACCAGAAACCATTACTACCTATCGAAGTACTTATACTATCAAGGTTGAAAATCAAACAGTAACCATCCTGGATGCCTGGGGAATCAAACAACAAACCCCAATCAAAACATTCCCATCATGGGTAGATGAATTAAAGGACAAAGAAGGCCGAATAACCAGGAGGAAATTAAGGTATTTCAATGAGGATAATGGCCTACAAATAATTCCCTAACCAGTTCTATATATCCTCAGAGGTGCTCAGTACATAACCAAAACCGAGCACCTCTCTATTTTAAAAATAATATTATATAGTGATACAAGTTATAAAATAATTTTGTATATTTGCAATGAGAAATATTTCTCAAACAATTTTTAATATAGACAAAATGGAAAAAATTATTAAAACCCTCCCCGAACTCAAATCGATAATCGATGCTAACAAGTATCATACTTTCGATTACGCAGAAGGTCTTTCAATTTCAGACGGTATCGAAATCTTCGAAATTGACCTTGAAGAAACAGACGATTACCAAGGTGCATCTGCTACTCTTTACATCTATCCCAACGAAGATATTCTCTTCAATGGTATCAAATCAAATATTAAATCAATGGAATTAGAAAAGGGTGCCGATGACCAATACTACGATTATTCCCCTTCACAGGTAGAGGCTATCATTTATGCTATTCCTCAATTAACTCCTGAACACCAAGATTATACAATCGAAGGTCTCAAAACTCATTTAAGAAACTTCATTGCTAACGAGGAAAATGACGAAGACATGATATCTCAATATTCCGATACTCTTGAATCACTCGAAAAATACGAATCAGATCACAGAGAAACGGAATTATTCTCTAATCTCTACATTTCAGAAACAATCAATAAACTCTAATCAACTATGGTAAACTTATACAAACTGCTTAACGCACTGGAACAGGGGATGACCCTGTTCCAATTAGACAAATGGAAAACCGAAGGTATCTGGTATCCTATCTCTCAATACAAAAAGGAAACCAACGAAATCGAAGTTGTAACCAACTTATTTCTCCCTACACCTCCACCGGAAGGATATCATATCCAACTAACAGGTAACTATGATGAGGATGAACATGCTGAATGGCAACAATTCCTGGACGAGAACCAATGGAAAATCTACCCATTGCTTGCAAATATCATACGGGTATTCTTACCGAACCTGGAAGGTGTATCATATCGACTGTTATATACCCAATACCCACAAGGGTTCATATCAGTAATTGCTAAACCCTATAAAACTATACAATCATGATTACAGAAGAGATGAAATCCACATTGCTGGATATCGAAATCAATAACCCAGAAGGTATTCAGAATCTTAAGGCTCTACTTAAGAACTATTCTGATATCATTGGTAAAGACCAATCTACTCTCTCAGAAGAGGAGGAACAATCATTATGCGACCTGCAAGATAACAAAAGATACGGTTTTAACAATCGAAAATACACAATTAATACCCATACTAATATGAATGACGAAATACTTATCATAAATGAATACCCCATAGGATGGGGATGGCTTAAAGATGTACCTCTTATAGACTGGGAATGGCTCATAGACGTATTCGCTACTATGACGGATGATACCGATACATATTCTTATATAACTTATGCTGAAGAGGATGGTGCCAAACTTACGGATATAACCTTTGTAAGAACTGTGGGACTTGCTAAATTCCTATATGATGACCAAGGTTACCTTGCGGGTATCAGAGAATATGGGCATTACATTGCTGCTAAAGCTCTCGATATCAAATCAGAAAGGGATTACCTGAATCACTACAATGATATACGTTTAATCTGCAACGAATTATGATAACTAAAGACACATTTCTGGTATCATTCAACATCCAAGGAGAAGGCTTTTGCGAGCCTTTCCTTGTTACGTACCGTACTGAAGAATTAGACCCCTATCTCAGATATCCAAGGCAAACATTAAACCCTAATCATTTGCATGTACATTTTACTAAGCAGGTAATCCGAGAACTAATGAAAATGCCATATTATGATATCGAAATACTGGACTTCATTAGGGTACCCAGTTAACCCCATATATTATAATGAATAAAATTAGATATATTGCATATTATATTTATTTTTCGTATATTTGCATAAGAGAAATAAAAATATAATATTAACCGACCTCGAACAGGTCACTAACACATTAACAATATGATAACTATATCAGGAATCCAGGACATTCTCAAAGGGCAAACCCGCCAAAATCAGTTCTTCTTTTACCATCACAAAACGGTAACTGAAACTAGTAACTCAGATGAATCTTATCTGGGTATACTTAACATGGAATTCTCCTCATACCCAGACGATGACAAAGAATCAGACATTTACATTGAGGAATCCAATGCTTTCGAAACAAGGTTAATCGATGAACTCAAATCCCTTGGTATAGAACTCCAGGAACTAAACTCCAACGGTCACTATTTCTATAATCAAGACGGAGATACTATCTCAATTCATTTCAATGATACATCACTAATGGTAATCATTACAATGACTGGCCAATACTAATTACTAACCAGAGCCCAGTATTTAGCTGGGCTCACAAAACAATAAACATTATGAAAATAACAATCACTACATTAGTAATTATCGAGGACATGGAAGTACAGGATGTAATACATTCCTTCAACGAGGACCCGGCCAAAGCCAAACAAGAAATCATAGATCAGGTAAATGACATTTATTCAGACGGAACAGAATCCTATACAACAATGGAGGAAGTCCTGGACTCATTCACCTTCAAAGTAGGGGCATCACAAGGCAAAGCCTACATCGAATCCCAAGAGATATCCTTTAACCGAGGTGGAACCATAATAAACAAGGAACTATGATACAAATCCTATACATATTATCCAAATCCTTAGTAGGGCTCTACTTCCTACTAAGGATCCTAGATGTAGAACGTACCTACCCCCAACACAAAGAAAACCAAATAAAATATCCCAAAGCCTTATACATAACCAAGTACCTAATATACCTATTACTATACAATATCCTAATCGAATACCTATTCAAGGTAATCCTATAATACTACCCACCTACAGTACCCACCCCCAAACAAAACAAATAATCAAAATCATAATAGCGCTAACTAAGGTACACAAATAATAATACCTAATACACCTATCCTATATAATCATAACCTATATACAATCAATATACATAATACATACTTCCCTTCCTCCTTGGGGTACCTCACCGGGGGTTTTAAAAATTTGAGATCAAGGCTAATGTGAATCCCTACTACTATACAATCCACATTACTCCACAGCTATCTAGCTATCATACCACATGGCCCTACCACTTTAAAGGCAATCACAAAAAGGCCTATTGAGGCAATTAAATCCGACCATTAATGGCCCCTAATCCTCATTTGCCAAGAGCCCCTTTATACAGCTTATTATATATATAATATATTAGTTATGGGTAGGGGATTAGGCAAATAGGATTAAGGTTTTAAGGCTAAATGGTAAATAGGAATTAGGGCTTTCATAGACAATATTTAGGCAATATTCCTAGTAACTATGTAAGTAATTGGCTTAGTATTTATATTAGCATTATTTGCATAACTCTAGGACAATTTGAGGATTTCGATTGCCTTGATTGCCTTTTGCCTCAGGTTAGTTTATATAGTATTATATATTAGTAGGTACTGGGCAAATTAGGATTAAGGCAATCTCCATTAATGGCCCTGGGGATTTATAAGGCCATTAATAACCTACGAAGGCAAATGGGGCATATTGCATATATTATTTATTATATGTATCTTTGTAGAAAGAAAAAGAAATACTAATAATTTAATTTTTAAACATTATGAAAAATAATATTAAGTACCTCGTTCTCAACACTGAATCAGAACTTACTAATAATGCCTTAGTAATCTCTAATGCCTCTAATCCTTCAACACAGGGTTACATGGAATACATTAATTGCTATCTCAATCCCTTACAGGGTACAGAATTCTCTAAACAAGGCTTTCACCTAATCTCTATTACTTCAACAGAGAACGAAGAAGAAGGCGAAGGTTTACATACTCTAGTATTCTACTCAGATAACACATTGAATACTAGACAAGAACAGATCTGCTCCTTAGAACTACACAAAGCATTCCCTCTCGATTATGAGGCTTCACTCATTGCTCCTACAGTAACCTATACCAATAATACATATATCGTTACCCATCCTTATACTCTCTAATCCTAACTTTGACCCAGGCTTACCTAAGTACTGGGTCTTTATTTCGCTAACTTAGTAAGCCCTTATAGGCTATCTTAGGTTCCTAATTTACCTAAGCTTACCTTAGTCCATTAAGGGCCCCTATAGACTTGGTTCCCAGGGGTTATTAGAGGGATATACCCAATAGGCCCCACTACACTACTACCTATATACACCTAATGGTCATATACCATATAGGTAAATATACAGGTATATATCACACTCTCAAGAGGGCAGGCAATGGCCATATAGGATTATCCATATACATATCATATATGCCCACTACAAAGCGTGCGAAGATTTCCCCTATGAACCTCCAAAATTAAGTGCAATAATTAAGTCCACAATTAAGTGCAGCATTTTTGTGATTTTTGCATATTTTCACTAAAATAATTTTGAAAATAAAAATATTCATTTTCTTGAAAAATTTTCTTGAAATATTTTTGTAATTCAATTATTATATGTATATTTGCATAGTGTTAAGAGAAACACAAAAAGATATTGAAAATTTAAATTAAGAATTTTTTAGAAATTATTTCTCTAAAAATTTTGCAGATTAAAATATAATTCGTATCTTTGTAGTGTCAGAAAGACAAAGCGATATTTGAAAGTTTGGACAAATTAATAAAACCTTATTAGATAAGTTCTAAAAAGTCTTTTCTTATCTTATCAAAAAGGTTATAAAAATAATAATTAACAAAATAAGAAAAGCGTTTATATTATGAGTAAAACTAATAATTTAGTAAACGGCGTTAGTGCAAATGTAGCAAAAGCAAATGCAAAAGCAAATTCTTTAATCGCTTTAGACGTTCTTAAATCAGTAAAAGAAAAAAATGCAGGACTTTTCAAAACTTCTTTAGGAACGAGAACAGAGATTTACAAAGAAGATTTATTTGTAGGTGCAAACGAAAAACAAATCAAATCTTTGCGCAAAAAGTTTAGAAATGTAACTTTTAATTTTCTTTCTTCTATTGCAACAAATGCAGATAAAAAGCTAATTGATGGCTTTATAGACTTTTATAAGCAAGTCTATGTTTTGAATGATTTTTCTTTTAACTCTATTGCATCAGAGAATACAAAAGAAGAAAAGAAAGCGATTCTTTTAAAAGGTTTAGAAATTGTAAAGAAAAACGCAAAGTAATATGTTATTGAATATATTGTTAGTTGTTGGAATAATTTATTTAATTATTCAAGCTATAAAAGATATAAAAGAAATTTTGAAAGACGATAACGAAAAGTTTGATAACTAAAGCATAGAAATTTAAGGGACAAAGAAATAAAAAATCTTTGTCCCTTACTTTTTATTTATAAATGTTAAATTTAACGGAACCGTACTCCCCTTTGAATACCAGGAAATTTTGGCTCCTCGTATTAAGGGGTACCCAGAATCCCACATGCTCACACAAAAAGACCCAAGACAGATTAACCATCCCGGGCCATTCTTACAAAATGCTCCTAAGCAAATCCCTAGTCCTATCTTTCCCTAATACCCCTCTAACCCTCCTACCATTCTTCTCATAAAAGAAAACATACCATCTCTGAAGATTAATCAACCACCAAGCCTTAACTTCCATATCAAGAAAATACCTATCAATGCAACCTTTCTCCAAATCGGTAAGCCACATCTGATACCAAATCCTATTATCTTCTCTACATCTTAGGATTCTAACAAACCCATCTTCCTTCAAAGTCTCAACCTTCACCATACTTCATTACCTTATTAATTATTAAATCAATTGCCTTCACTCTTACTTCTCTATCATTTGGGTCCCACCAATAGAAATTCTTCTGAGAAATCTCAGGTATAGAATCCCTTGCTATACCCCATATCTCTTTGGATGAACTTCTAATATCAAAGCTATCCCTCCAACTATACAAGGTATTCAATCTTCTCTTTACTACTTTAGCATTTCTTAGGGCTACTATAGAACCCCTATTTATAAAATCTTCATATGCCCATAGGACTTCTATACTGAAGGAATCTAGATTCCATATCCCAATCTCTTCGAGGTAATCCAGGATATCTACTCCTCTTAGGTAAAAGCATAGGCCCTTCCTACAGTCCTTATCCATTAATAGGGATTCCCTTGCCTTATATAGCCTTGCTACTGCAGTTCCCTTACTTATGTAATCTGTACTTCTCATATTCATTTAGCATTTATATAAATATATAGAACTCAAGGCATCCTATGGGTAGAGGACTACAATATCAAGAGAGCAATAATTATAAACCAATAAAACTTATTAGATATGAACGAATTTAACTTTAGAGTAGCCAATGCTGCACCCAGGGCATCTGGTTTTGAAATAGGTCAGAATGTTGGAGATACCAAGACTACCTATATCTACTCTTATAAGACCAAGTACATTAATGGTAAGAGTACTGGGCAGAAGACTAATGTGGATTGGGATATGGAATCTAGCATCCCATCTTGGGTAAGTGTGAAATATGTTTTTGAGGGTAATGATTGCAAAGTAACCTTCACTACATTACAAGAGAATACTGGTTCTTCAGCGAGAACCCATACCTTGGTAATGAAGCAAAGAGAATCAGGTGAAACTATATCTTTCCCTATAAGTCAAGAACCTAACTTCACCTATACTTACTTCTTGGGAGTATTAAATGTAAGTAGTACTATCGGAGCTAATATAGGTGATACTACTTACATTATGGTTCAATCTTATATGACTCGAAGTGATGGAGAGAAAATGGTCAAACAACCTTCAGTAGGAGCCACTCCCCCCTTTGCAAGTAAGTTTACAGTTAAAGATGGGTCTGCTATGGCAGGTGCACCTCATTGGTACCAGATTGTAGTTGAAGCAACTGAAGCAAACACCGGCTCTTCAGAAAGGTCCGGAATTCTACTAGTAACTTGTGGTGACCAACGTAAAGAAGCGACTATATGGCAGCAAGCTGCGGAACCGTATATCACCCTTACTCTCCATTGGCCTCAGAATACTGATTCAGCAGCTTTCTTCAAAGAAGGACAAACACCTCCATCTGGTAGTACCAGTATGACTTATTTTATGTTCGCTTTATCAGATGGTACCTCGGTCCATAAGTATAAAAAATCCGAAGGTATAAGAGTAAATTTACAAGATGGTAATACTGAAATGGCTTACCCCGGTGATCGTATGCCGTCTTCTGCTTGAAAAAACCGAGCTTGGCAATTAAGGTCTATTTTCACATTGCCTTCATCAGACCAATCAATAACTTTATAAATTTCA